TCATAGATTGTTATGGTGGTAGCTGAATTTTAGAAAGTGCTCAACCTGCCGACCCCACTCAAACGGAAACGGTTTCAGCAGATCCTTCATGGTCAGGTGCGCTGGTTGCTTCCCGTCCAGGATCGCCTCCAAGATGGCGGGTGCCAAAAAAGCCAGTCGCATAGCTCGGCTCACATATGAGTCGCTGATTTTTTCTGCTGCAGCCACTTCTTCAATAGTGTTGTGGACGCCATCGGCAAGCAAGCGGTGCCAGCGATACCCGCGGGCCACCAGTTTGACCATAGCGCTGTCCACGACGGCCTCCTTACGTTCGATGGCCCGGCTGCCGTCCGGTAGCACCATAACGGTCTTGCCGCCACGAACCCGAAACTTCATCGGAACGTCGGTAATCCGATCAATGGACGGTGGTGCGCTCATGCCGCCACCCGCTCTGGTTCTGACAGAGTTTCGCGCAGCAGCGTGTTCATGCCATCTGCTTTCCATTCAATACTGATGCCATCGCGCCGAATAGTGATGCGCTCCACAAGGGTCCGCACAATGCTGGCCTGCTCGGCAGGAAACAACTCATCCCACACCGGGTCGATGGACTGCAGGGACTGAATGGCTTGTGCCTCGCTGATTTGTGGCCGCAAGGTGCACACCTCCCGCACAGCGTGAGCCAACACCTCGGGCGAGCGCAGGATGTGGCGCAACTTCTCAACCACAACCGTTTCGATCTCTCCTGCCGGAATCCGTTGGATCTCGCAGCCAGTCTTGCCCAGCTTGATGGAGTCGGTATTGATGTAATAGCGATAAAACTTGGGACCCTTGTGGGTGTAGCCAGGCGTGAATGCTCGGTTTTGCTCTGAAAAAAGCAGGCCCCGAAGCAGAGAAGGGGCTCTGCCAGCGCGGTCAGCCTTGGGACCTTTTTGCTTGTTGTCACCATTTTGTAGATGCTCTTGAACCTGATCCCAGAGTTCTTGACTGATGATGCCCTGGTGCTCGCCAGGATAGTTTTGGCCCTTGTAACCCGCCATGCCGATGTAGACCACGTTCTTGAAAATCTTGTAGACGTAACCCTTGTCAATCAGGTTTCCATGACGCTCGATGCCCTTGGAAGTGGTCCAGCACTTGGATGTGATGCCCCTGGCGCGCAGGTCCCTGACCAGGGTGGCCATGGATGGCACGGTTGCAAACCGGGAAAACATCTCCAGCACCAGCTGCGATTCCACTGGGTTGGCAATCAGTTTGCGCTCGAACACGTCGTACCCCAGTGGCGGCATCCCACCCATCCAGATGCCACGTTTGCGCGACGCTGCAATCTTGTCGCGCACGCGCTCGCCCGACAACTCCCGCTCAAACTGTGCAAACGACAGCAGGATGTTCAATGTCAGTCGCCCCATAGATGTGGTGGTGTTGAACGACTGGGTCACAGAGACAAAGGTCACTTTATGCTGGTCAAACAGTTCGACCAGCTTGGAAAAGTCGGCCAGCGAACGCGAAAGCCGGTCAATTTTGTAAACAACAATGATGTCAACTAGGCCCCTACGCACTTCGTCAAGCAGGCGTTTGAGGCCAGGGCGCTCCATGTTGCCGCCAGAGAAGCCACCATCGTCGTACCGTTCGCCCAACATCAACCAGCCTTCAGATTTTTGGCTGGCGATGTAGTTGTCGCATGCCTCCCGTTGGGCATCCAGCGAGTTGAAGTTCTGCTCCAGCCCTTCTTCCGTTGATTTGCGGGTGTAGACCGCGCAGCAGAGTTTGCGGGGTGCGTTCATGTCATGCCCCGACCGGAAGTAAATCCGAAGAATGTCCAGCCGTTGCGGTTGGTGCCAGTGATCGTGCGGGCAATGCTGGAAAGCGATTTATAGCGCCTTCCGTCGTATTCAAAAAAGTCCACGCCGACGGTCACCTCGCACTTGGCTCCTTCCCAACTGCGAATGAGTCGGGTGCCAGCAATGGGTCTGCCATCGATGCGGCGGCTGCGCACAGCCTGCTTTCCACCATCGAGTTGTTCGCCAAGGCGCTCCAGTCGTTTGATGGTTTCGCGTTTCAGTCCGCCCAGGGCAAGCTCCTGGATCCGATAGGCGAGTCGAATCTCAATGAATCGGCGGTTAAAGGGTGGTGGGTCTTGTTGGTAGATGTCGCGCCACATTTGCTTGAGGTCAGCAAAGTTGGCGGTTTTGAGGGCTGCAATGCGTGCAACTACGGATTCGGTCACGGTGTATCTCCTTGGGGTGGCAGGTGATCACCATGAACGCGCTCTTCAGTTAATTTAGCAAGTTGATTTTCGCCCTTTTGACTATCCAGCAGGCGAATTGCGCCCTGGGCCAGAATTGCGCCGATGATGGCCATCGGGCTGGGCTCGGAGGGCGGGGTTGGTGTTCGGGTGCGTTTTGGGGCGGTCATGTAGGTTCATACCGACCGAACGGGGTGTTTTTCTCAGGGTGTGGCCCAAAGATGCGGATAGCGACGCCTAAAGGCGGCGGAATAAGCCTTTCCGGGCCATTTCAATCTGCCAAACCGCTTTCAGGCTGACCTCTGGCCTGGCACAGGACAACATGGGAGCACAGTAAGCACAGGATTACTGAGCACACTGAGCACAGTGCAAAACTCATAAGTCATTGTTTTTAAACAATAAAATCAAATTTTGAAGCGTTGTTTATGTCGTTTAATATAATCCAGTAGAAATAAAATTAAATAACTCAATATCTGAGTCGAATATATTTGACGGCCACTGGATGCCAGAAGTTGTGCTTTTCTCCTAGCGAGTTGGGCTGTTGTTGTCTAGAATTTGGACATCGCAATCAACAACACGAAGGACTCCAAATGACCACAGCATCAGCAGCAAAGAAGATATCCAAAGGCCAGGAAAAGGCAAAAGCCTTGCGCGACAGCTGCTGGCCTGATCTTGACGATGAAAAGCTCTGGAACCGAAAGCTCGTTACAGGCTTCACGACTATCCCGCGCACCATGCCGTTGATCATGAACATCATCGATGGGCTGACCAAGAACAAGCCTGCAGGCTTGGTTTATTTCGTTCTGTGGTGCCGTACCTTTGACCAATCACTGTTGGTCATCGACAACCCGCAGACGCTGGCTTTTGAATCGGGTTTCACCGGCGAAAGGGCATTGAGCACTTGGAAAGACCGTATGCGGTCGCTGGCTGAGTTGGGGTTCATTGACGCCAAAGAAGGCCCGACAGGACCGCACCACTTCGTGCTGCTGTTCAATCCGCATAAGGTGGTCTGGCAGATCAAGGATCAAATCCAAGAAGCCACGTTCCGACAGCTTCAGGCGCGCGCCATCGATATTGGTGCGAAAGACATGGAGCCTGTGAAGACGCCTCCAATCTGATGTAGGTCAGGGATACCCGGTCAGCAGCGTTGCCTGCTGCCAGGCTAAGTCACACAGACATTTCCCCAAACAGCATCACGCAGACGCAGGGCGTTGCGTGTTAGGGCATTTCAGTATGCAAGGGGATGCGCACGCTATTTTTTCCGCCAACAAGTATTTCAGCCACCCAACATTCAGGGACTTTTCAAATGAAACCCATAAACGACCCGTATTTCAACTCTGTAAAAAACGCTGCGGCCACCCGCACGTACCGACTGGCCGCTCGATTTGGCCTGCCCACTGCTGAGCGTGAAGACATCCAGCAGGAATTGATTCTCGACATGTTGGAGCGTGCCCATCAGTTTGATCCAGCCAAGGGTAGTGCTGGCACTTTTACAGGAATGGTGTCCGAACACCGGGCCACTGAGTTGCTGGACCGGCTGATGAAAGATCGCAAGCGACTGACCTTCGGATCAGGTGCTTGCGCCGCCAACGACCCTGATTTTGATGAGTTTGATGAAAGCGCCAATGACAACGTGGTTCCGATGTGGACCGATGACCGTGACTTGTTCGCCGACAGCATGGCACTGCGCGACCTGCAAAAGGCGCTGGCCTACATGAACGACGACCAGGTCACTCTGTTCAATGTGCTCGCGGTGACTCAAGACACGCCGGAAGCCTGCAAAGCCTCTGGCATGTCGACGGCGACCTTTTACCGACGCGTCCATGAGCTGCAGATGCACCTGCGTATGTTCGGCTTCCGAGCGACTGCGTGACACGCTTTGAGTGTGCTGAGAAAAAACATGGCCTCGGCCAGTAAGAACCTACACAACGCCTGAAAAGCGACGAGCCAACGGCTCAGCCATCAGCGCGGATGCAAATGCGGTCTCCCAAGCGGGGACCAATGGATCAACACGCTGATGGAGTGCAAATTGCCAGTTCCCAAACGACTCATTGAAATCACCCAGACCCACATGGGACTGCTGCCGCCACCCAGCGCCGACGAACGTCCTGCGCCTTACGTGCCGAGCAATCCGCCGACGGAAGCCAACTTGTGCGACTGGATTGCTGGTGCCACGGCCGGCAATGCCATCCAGTACCACGAAGGTTTGCTGCTGCTTGACCGTTCTGAGCACGGCAGCACCCATCCGACCAAGGAGCGCGCCCGTATTCACGCTGTGGCTCGCCGTGCCTGGATTGCCTGCGAACTCGGCCTTGTGCATCTTTTTAGTCAGAAGGTGGGTGAATGCCACTTCCGCTACCTGGCGATTCGCTCCAACAGCAGTCTGAAGGCACCAGACATCCGCGCAAGGCTGAGAACAGCCGAACCCACTCCATCCCAACGTCACCCCACCTGAAAGAAAGAAGCCATGACTCCCCAAATCAATTCGCTGATTCAAACCGGCCAACCCTCCACTGCAGAGCTTGACGCGCTGTCGATGGTCGAGATTTACCAAAGGCTCGAACTGCTCGGTCAGTTCAAGGACACCACTCGCCACCATGAGGTGGCACTGCACGCAACTTTAAACAAGCGCTTCAGTGATCAGGCGCAGCAACTGCGCCAGGCTGCAGGAAAAAGTACCGGCACCGTTCGCTTCGAGGTCGATGGCTTCGTTGTCATCGCCGACCTGCCCAAACGCCCCGAGTACGACCAATCCAAACTCAAGGGTGCCGTGGAGGCCTTGCGCAAGTGGGGCGAAAACCCGGATGAATATGTCGGCATCGAAATCAAGGTGTCCGAAGCCAAGTACAACGCCTGGCCGCCAGCGGTGCGTCAACTGTTTGAGCCAGCGCGCACGCTCAAAGTGGGCAAACCCACTTACAAGCTGGAACTGGTCAAGTCGGACAAATTCGCCGACGCGGCCAACGACAGCAACTTCAACGAGGTGCTGTGATGGCCATGTCGCTCAATCAATTGACTCGCGTCAATACGCCAAAGGCACCCCGCATCCTCATTCACGGTGTGGCCGGTGTCGGTAAAACCACCTTTGCGTCCGAGGCCAACAAGCCCGTGTTTATCCAGACCGAAGATGGTTTGGGAACGCTGGCAGCCAATCACTTTCCATTGGCACGCAACTTCGAAGCGGTGATGGATTCCTTGGCCGCTTTGTACACCGAAGAGCATGACTTCAAGACGGTTGTGATCGACAGTGTGGACTGGCTGGAACCCCTGATTTGGGGCAAAGCCTGCCGTGACAACGGTTGGGGTTCCATTGAAGATGCGGGCTACGGCAAGGGTTATGTCGCCGCCCTGAGCCTGTGGCGGCAGTACATCGATGGATTGAACGCCTTGCGCGACGACCGCGGCATGACCGTGGTGCAAATCGCCCACACCGACATCAAACGCTTTGACAGCCCTGAACACGACCCCTATGACCGGTATGTGATCAAGCTGCATACACGGGCGGCTGCATTGCTGCAGGAGCACTCCGACGTGGTGCTGTTTGCCAACTACCGCATCAGCACAGTCAAGGCCGATGTCGGTTTCAACAAGAAGGTCAACCGCGCCCTGGGCTCGGGCGAACGGGTCATCCATACCGCCGAGCGTCCCGCATTTCTTGCCAAAAACCGCTATGGACTGCCAGAGACGATTGCACTGGACTGGCAGGTTTTTGCCCAGGCCATGCCGGAGTCTGTCCAGTCAATGCTCATCGCGCAGCCTGCAGCCATCACCACCACCACTTTTTCCATCCCCACCTGAAATTGAAATAGGAGTAAATCACCATGGCCTCTTTTGGACAAACCTTTGACGCATCCGCGATCGAACCCAGCAACTACGAAGTTTTCCCGCCCGCCAAGTACCCGGCGCAGATCGTCAACAGCGAAATGCGTGCCACCAAGGACGGCATGGGTCAGTACCTGTATCTGGAACTCGACATTCTGGAAGGCCCCTATGCCGGTCGCAGGCTGTTTGATCGCCTCAACCTGATCAACGGCAATGCCGATGCGGTTCTGATTGCGCAGCGTACCCTGTCCTCGATTTGCCGGGCAGTGGGCAAATTGCAGGTCAGTAACTCCGAGCAGTTGCACCTGATCCCCTTGATCGCCGATGTGCGTATCCGCCCACCCAAAGGCCAGTACGGCGAAAGCAATTCGATTCGCTACCTGCCACGCACTGGAACAACCTCTGGCGCGCCCACTTTTGCGCAGGCTGCACCGGCACCAGCAGCACGACCCGCAGCGGTGGCACCGCCCCAGACTCCGGCCGCTAATGGCATGCCCTGGAAACGTCAGGCCTGAGCGTTGCCAATGAACGATCACATCAACACGCTGGAGGGCTTTGTGCTTCCAGACTCTGCCCAGGGGTGCCGCGCGCGCGCGGCGGCGCTGCAGGGTGAGATTTCCTCCATCCGGATCCAGATTGCCACCACGGATATTCGGCGTCAGACCGAGAAAAAGACCTTGGACCCGGCCTGGTACCACCGCGCCAAGACGGCGCTGCGTCTGAAGCAACAGGAGCTGGCGCTGGTGACGGTGCATTTGGCCTCGATTGCCGATCGCCCCCGTGCCACGCGCCGTGACGGCTTCAAGGATGCCTTGATTGAAGTCGTTCGCGCCCAGTGCGATGAGACGCAGTGGGCAGGACTACTCAATCACGCGCGTGCCATTCACGACAGTCGGGAGAGTCATCATGGCTGAGTTGCCCGATTCCAGCAGCCCCACCCGCGATGCCATCTTCGCAGGCTATGAGGCTGATAACAGTGATGGTTTTCGCAGTCACCTGGGGGCTTCCTTGATTGGCAAGGAGTGCGAACGCGCCCTTTGGTACGACTTTCGCTGGACCACCCGCACCAGACACCCAGGCCGATTGCTGCGGTTGTTTGAGACTGGCCAATTGGAGGAAGCGCGGATGGTACGCAACCTGCGCCGAACCGGTGCCACAGTTCTCGAGGTCGATCCCGAAACCGGGCGGCAGATTCGTGTTCATGCCCATGGCGGCCACTTCGGTGGCTCACTCGACGGCGCTGCCATCAATCTACTGGAGGCACCCAAGACCTGGCACGTGCTGGAGTTCAAAACGCACTCCAACAAAAGTTTTGTTGATCTGGTGGCCAAGAAAGTGAGGGACAGCAAGCCGCAGCACTTTGCCCAGATGCAAATCTACATGCTTCTCACCGGCATGACGCGCACCATGTATGTGGCGGTGAACAAAAACACCGATGACCTGTACGTTGAACGCATCGACGCAGACGCAACCTATGCGCAAAGTCTGCTCGATAAAGCTGGGCGAATCATTTTTGCAGTGGTGCCACTGGCGCGCATCAGCGAGGACGTGACTTGGTATCAGTGCCGCCTGTGTGATCACGCCCCCTTGTGCCATGGAAGTGCAGACGCGCCGGTGGCGGCACAAGTCAACTGCCGTACCTGCTTGCACGCCACACCGGTTGAGGGTGGCTGGCAGTGTGAGCGGCACCACAAATCCTTGACCGACGCTAATCAGCGCGCGGCCTGCGAGCAACACCTGTACCTGCCTGCACTGGTGCCCGCCCAACAAATCGATGCCGGTGAGGATTGGGTTTACTACCAGTTTCCAGACGGTCAGCGCTGGCGCGATGCTGGTTTGAATAAAAACACGAATCTGTAAAACGAGGTAACACCATGGCCCTTTCCCTGCGTCCCTACCAAACGGCTGCCATTGCGGGCATCTACAACTACTTCCACGAAAAAGCGGGCAACCCTGTCGTCATCATTCCGACCGCTGGCGGCAAATCTTTGGTCATGGCGGCGTTCGTCGAGGGCGTGCTCAAGGCGTACCCAGACCAGCGCATCCTGATCGTGACCCATGTGCGGGAGCTCATTGAGCAAAACCATGCGGAACTCAAGCGCCTCTGGCCAGAAGCGCCTGCAGGGATTTATTCCGCCGGTCTGAAGAAGCGCGAAATCCGCTCGCAAATCCTGTTTGCCGGTATTCAGTCCATCCACAAACGTGCGTACGACGTACAGCAGTGTGACCTAGTGCTGATTGATGAGGCGCACCTCATTCCACGTTCAAGCAACACCATGTACCGTCAGTTTTTGGATGGGCTAAAACGCCTGAACCCCCTGCTCAAGGTCATCGGCCTGACCGCAACGCCGTACCGCCTGGACTCCGGATTGCTGCACGAGGGGGAGGGTGCCATCTTTACCGACATCGCCTACGAGGTATCGGTGCGCGAACTGATCGATCTGGGATTCCTGTCATCGGTGATTTCCAAACGCATGGCCACGCAACTCGATGTGACGGGCGTGGGCACGCGCGGCGGTGAGTTCATCGCCAAAGATCTGGAAGCGGCCATTGACCAGGATGCCATCACGCAAAGCGCGGTCGATGAAATCATCGCGTACGGCAGGGCGCGTAAAAGTTGGCTGATTTTCTGCGCCGGTGTGGACCATGCGTACCACGTCCGGGATGCGGTGCGTGCGCGCGGCGTGACTTGCGAGACCATCGTGGGTGATACGCCCAGCAGCGAACGCGAGGCAATCATCAATGCCTTCAAGGCCGGTCGCATCCAGTGTTTGACCAATGCCAATGTGTTGACCACTGGCTTCAATGCGCCTGCAGTTGACCTGATTGCCATGCTGCGGCCCACCAAATCAGCGGGTTTGTATGTACAGATCGTGGGTCGTGGTTGCCGTCTGGCACCCGGCAAGACCGATTGTCTGGTGCTGGACTTCGCTGGCAATATTGCACGCCATGGCCCCATCGATGCCATCAAGCCCAAGACACCCAAGCATGGTGAGGACGGCGTGGCACCGACCAAGACATGTCCCGACTGCCACAGCATCGTGCATGCGGCGGTGCGACAGTGTCCGGACTGTGGTCACATGTTTCCCGAGCCTCAAATCAAGATCGATGCCAAGGCCAGCCAGCTTGACGTTCTGTCGGGAGGCCCACCCGAGTGGCTGCCGGTGACCCGGGTGAGTTATGCGCGCCACGACAAACCGGGCAAGCCACCCTCGATGCGAGTGGATTACTGGAGTGGCCTGAGCTCGCACAGCGAATGGGTGTGCATTGAGCATCTGGGCTACCCGCGTCAAAAGGCCGCCAGTTGGTGGGCCAACCGTGCACCTGGTTTGCCGCTGCCCAAGGGTGTCGACGAGGCATTGGATGTCTCTGCTCGCCTCAAGTGCCCGGCGCAGATTGCTGTGCGCCCCAATGGGCGCTACACAGAAATTGTCGGCGCACGGTTTTGAGGGGCGCTGAACTGTGATGTGCGCCATTTGTCGGCGCGACGCCCGAGGCTTCGTTTTTGCCGGGCCGCGCCAAAACCGCCATGTAGCACCGCCGGTCAAGCTGTGTTCCATGCCATGTCAAAAAATCGCAGCGAGGTTAAAGGGAATGATCAAACCAAACAACCATGAAATCGATGGCTTGGCGGCCGCCTGTCAATCGGGCGGTGCCTATGTCGAATCGATTGCCAAAACCGATCTGGCCACTTTCTCTGAGAACGAATGGGCGACCTTGATTGAGGTCATCGTCACATCGTTTCAAGACCATTTACGCACTGCCTATGCAGATGATCCCCCGTTTTAAAGGCCTCCATGACCCAACCCCAACCTCAACCTAATTACATGGCCCAACTCGGTGCCAGCTTGGTCGATCGGGGCTATGCCATTTTGCCGATCCAGCCCCATACCAAGAAACCCGGTATGTACCGCCTGGGCGCATGGCATGACTATCCCAAGTGGAGCCGCCACTGCGAGCGCGACACCACAGAAAACGAAGTCGATATATGGGGCGACTGGCCCGAGGCTGGCATTGGTATCGCTGCAGGACGGGTGGTCGGCATTGACATTGACGTGCTGCAATCCAAAGATGTCGCTGATCAGATCACGGGACTGGCCATGCGTCTGCTGGGCGAAACCCCGGCTTTGCGCATTGGGCATGCACCCAAACGGCTGCTGGTCTACCGGGCCGCCGAGCCCTTTGGCGGTTTCAAGTATCCACCAATCGAAGTGCTCGGCCTGGGTCAGCAATTCATTGCCTATGGTATCCATCCGGACACGGGCAAGCCCTACGACTGGCCGATTCAGACCCTGGCCGACATTGCCTTCGATGATTTGCCGGTCATTACCGAGGTGCAAGCCAGAGAGTTCGCGCGCGAGGCTTATGCACTGGTGCCAATTGAGCTTCGGCCCAAAAGTCTGGGTGTCGGCCTGCGCTCATCTTCCACGGCCACCGCTTTTACGAACCTGCCCGAGCAGCGCGGCACTTTTGAGGCGGTGCAGGATGCGCTATGCCACATCGTCAACGCCGATGTGGACTATGACAGTTGGGTGCGCATTGGCATGGCGATCAAGGGTGCATTGGCGCAAGCCGGCTGGCCACTTTTCGAGTCATGGTCGGCAAAGTCCCAAAAGAACGATGACAAGACGACCCAAAAGAGCTGGCATAGCTTTGCGCCGCTGCGCATTGGCGCAGGCACCATCTACAAACTTGCCCTCGACAGCGGTTGGGACCCCCGTCCTGACCTGCAACTCAATGGTGAGCTCGCGACAAATACCGACCACCCGGCACGCCAGATGTTGCAGGCCCTGCAGGCGAGTGACCCCATCACGCTGGAAGCGGTTGCGCCAGTGGCCATTCCGCCACCTAAACCGCTGCCTGTGGGCTGGAATCAAGTCGGTGGCGTGATCGCGGACATGATGGCCTTGATGGCAGCCACGGCAAAGCGCCCGCAGCCCGTGCTGGCGCTTGGTGCGAGCTTGTGTGCGGTTGGCGCGCTGATGGGGCGCAAATACCGCACCGAGAGCAACACGCGTTCCAACCTCTACGTGGTGGGCATTGCGGAAAGTGGGGCAGGCAAGAACCACAGCCGGGTGGTGATCAACGAGTTATTTCGCAAGTCGGGTCTGCTGCAGTACCTGGGTGGCAACAAGATCGCCTCGGGCTCGGGCCTGCTGACCGCGATCCAGCGCCAACCGGCCATCCTGTTTCAACTGGATGAGTTCGGCATGTTCCTGTCGGCCGCAGCGGACAGGAAGCGCTCGCCCCGCTATGTCTGCGAAATTCTGGATTTGATGACCGAGCTGTACACGACCTCCGGCACCACCTACTTTGGTATCGAGTACGCCAGCAATCAAAACGAAAACGCCCACCGCGCTATCCATCAACCGTGTGCATGCATTTACGGCACCACTACGCCACTGCATTTCTGGCAGGCTTTGCAGTCGTCCAATGTGGCCGATGGCTCCTTGGCGCGATTCTTGATCATGGAGAGCGAGGATGATTTCCCCGACAGCAACGAATTGTTCGGCAACATCGACCCGCCCCAACAGGTGATCGACCAGTTGATCCTGATTCACCAGGGTGGCGGCCAACTCAACGGCAACTTGACGGATGTTGGCGCGCTCGACGAGGTCTTGGTTGAGCCGCGTGTGGTGCCGATGACGGTTCAGGCCCGGGCGGCGTTTCGGCAACTGGACCAGGAACTGCTGGGCAAATTGCGCTTGTCACGCGGCACGGGCTTTTCGTCGATATTGGCGCGTATCGAGGAAAACGCCACCAAGCTGGCACTCATTCGAGCGGTCTCCCGCGATGCGGTCAATCCGCAAATCGAGGACCATGATGCGCACTGGGGCATTGCACTGTCGCGCCACTGTGCAGAACTTACGATCCGGGAGGCATCCGCACGGGTTTCAGAAAACCAGGTGGAGTCCAATCACAAGCGCGCCATGCAGATTTTGCGTGATGCCGGTGCAAAGGGCATGGCCAAGAGCGATTTCACCCGGCGTACCCAGTTCATGGACCACCGCCAGCGTGACGGTGTGTTGCGCACCTTGGCCGAGGCAGGATTGATCGAATCCGAGTTGCTTCAAAACAAGGGTCGCCCCGGACAATGGCTAAAAGTGTTATGAATCAACCACTTGCAAAACGTCAAAGACTTCCTTCACTTTTTTCATCTTTCAACCCCTACATACACATATATAAATACATAGGGTGTCCTAGACGCAGAGTCACCTTCGCGCGCGAAAAGGAGCGAGAACCACCCGAAATCGAAGAAAAGAGGAACAGTATCTAGATTGAAAGAAATAAGTATTGAAATAACTTTCTCTATATCTACCTCTTTTGGCCACCCCATGTAGGTGATGAAAGATGAAGTATTGAAAGAAGTCCGTTTGGCCACTTGTTGACCCCGTTTTGAATCTGTATTCGATTTGACATGAGGGAGCCGCACCCGCCCTGACCCGGCAGTGCCAGTGCTCCTCCAGGTCGCTTAACCGCACCTTTGGAGGACGCACCTGATGATTCCCGATACCACCATTCGCCGCACAAGCGTTCTGGCGCTCGACCTTGGTACCACGACAGGCTGGGCATTACGTTCAACAGAAGGGCCGATTGCCCACGGCTTCGTGAGCTTCAAGTCCCAACGCTTTGAAGGCGGCGGCATGCGCTACCTCCGCTTTCGACGCTGGCTCACCGACCTCAAGGCCACTGTGGCTCGTGCAGGTGACACACAGGGCTTTGGTGCCGTGTATTTCGAAGAGGTCAGGCGTCACCTCGGAGTGGACGCTGCGCACGTCTACGGCGGTCTGCTTGCCACGCTCACCGCCTGGTGCGAACACCACCAGATACCCTACCAGGGCGTGCCAGTCGGCACCATCAAACGCCACGCCACAGGCAAAGGCAACGCAGGCAAGGCTGACATCATTGCTGCCATGCGCGCCAAGGGCCACCCTGTCAGCGACGACAACGAGGCCGATGCGCTGGCACTGCTGCATTGGGCCATGGCTCAGGAAGCCATTGAGGGGGGTGGTCATGACTAAACGGCTGATAACAGCGCCGTTGCAACATGGCGACACTGTTCCACTGCCAGGTGGTCGCCTGGGAGAGTGGGTCAGTCTGGGTGAGGAGGGCACGACCCATCGCACAGAACACTTTCGAACAGTGGACTCGCTGGGCCTCATGCTTCGCAACGGCGCGATCACGCACCAGATGCACGATGCAGGTCAGGACTTTGGTCGCAACTTTGTTGCAGCCCAGTTAAGTTCGGCAGGCTCACCACCCCTGGACCGCATACCCGGTGGTCAATGGCAGGACACCATGACCGAGCGTTGTGCCTGGGCCCGCAAGCGTCTGGGCCAGGCTTTGGATGCGGTGGGTGGCATTGGCAGTCCCGGTGGCTGTGCGGTATGGCATGTGGCAGGTCTTGGACGCAGTGTGCGCGAATGGTCTGCGTTGGAAGGGTGGAACGGGCGAACGCTGAATCAGTACGAGGCCAAGGGCATTTTGGTGGGGGCTTTGGGTGTGCTGGCAGTGCACTATGGGTACTCACGATAAATCGTCAAATAACCTATTGACGCGTATATATCGACGATCTACTATTGCGCTAATCACTGAAGGTTCGCCCACACGGTTCAGTCCTTGTGGGCGAATTTATTTAGTGAGCCTTTGCACCTTGGCGGCTGACTTATCGTGGCCATGGCGAGCGGCCAGAGATTTTGAGGGGTCCTTCCTCGCCAAAATCCTATGCGGGGGGCAACAGCGCTGCATTGCTCTAGCGACTGACTGCAAACCGAGGTTTGCAGGGGTTTGCACCCCGCCAGGTTTGCACCCCAAGGTTTGCACTGAACGCCGACCACCTGATCGAATTACTTTTTACAGCCCGCTCACGTTTGACACGTCGGCGGGTTTTTTGTTGCCCGAATTGCCCCAACACATGCCCATTTCACAAGCCATCAAACTCAACATCGAGTACCGCCAGGTCGAGGCATTGATACCGTACGCCAGAAATCCTCGCACGCACAACGCCGAGCAGATTGCCAAGATCGCGGCCAGCATCGTAGAGTACGGCTGGACAAACCCGATTCTTGTCGATGGTGAAAACGGCATCCTGGCTGGCCACGGACGGTTGGCGGCTGCGCGCAAGTTGGGACTGCTTGATGTGCCGGTGATTGAACTGGGTCACTTGTCAGCCACGCAAAAGCGCGCCTATGTGATTTCGGATAACCGTTTGGCCCTCGATGCTGGTTGGGACGAAGACATGCTGGCACTGGAAATCGCAGAGTTGACGCAGGTTGGTTTTGATCTGGCCTTGACCGGTCTGGACGATTTGGAAATTGAAGCGCTGAAAAATCTTGATGGTGATGCCAGTGGCGGCGAGCAGCCGGATGCGCAATCAGAAGATCAGACCGATGGAGTCGAAGGGCCGGACGCTGCTGACGATGTTCCTGATGCACCGGTCAACCCGGTTTCACGCGCCGGTGACGTTTGGGCACTCGGTGGTCACCGCCTGATCTGCGGTGATGCGGCCGATGCGGCAGTGGTCGCCAAACTGATGTCAGGCGATACCGCTGCGCTGTGCTTCACCTCGCCGCCTTATGGCACCCAGCGCGACTACACCAACACCATCATCGATTGGGATGCGCTCATGCGCGGTGTCTTTGCCAGATTGCCGATGGCATCGACTGGTCAGGTGCTGGTCAACCTTGGGTTGATCCACCGCGAGCAGGAAGTCGTTCCGTATTGGGACGCATGGCTGTCGTGGATGCGCAGCCTGGGCTGGCGGCGCTTTGGCTGGTACGTCTGGGACCAGGGACCCGGACTACCGGGCGACTGGAGTGGCCGGTTTGCACCCGCCTTCGAATTTGTCTTTCACCTCAACCGCAAGGGCACCGAGGTTCGTAGACCCAACAAAAACGTGCCCTGCATCTACGCAGGACGGGACACCCACTTGCGCGGTGATGGCACCAGCGCCGGTGGCATGCGCAACAAGGATGGCAGCAAGACCTCCTGGAATCATGTGGGCACGCTGACCCAAGACACAAAAATTGCTGACGCGGTTATTCGTATCATGCGTCACAAAGGCAAGATCGGTCAGGACATCGATCACCCAGCGGTGTTCCCGGTGGCGCTGCCGCAGTTCGTTCTGGAAGCCTATTCGGACGCAAACGACATCGTGTTCGAGCCCTTCTGCGGCAGTGGCACCACCATGCTGGCAGCGCAAAAGACGGCTCGGCGCTGCCGATCGGTTGAGATCGCACCGGAATACGTCGATGTGGCGGTCAAGCGCTTCCAGCAAAACTTCCCCGGTCTACCGGTGACTTTGCTGGCGACCGGCCAGAGCTTTGCCGAGGCTGAAACGGAACGCCTTGGGTTGCAACAAACCACATCAAGTCTTGAGACCGAGTCCGAAAAGTTGGAGGCCACTGTATGAGCGAGTCATGGTTTGCCAACAAAATCGAGCAGTGGCCAACGACCAAGCTGCTGCCCTACGCCAGGAATGCCCGCACCCATTCGGACGCGCAGGTGGCGCAGATCGCAGCCAGCATTGTGGAGTTTGGATTTACAAACCCGGTGCTTGCTGGCTCTGATGGCACCATCGTCGCCGGACATGGGCGCTTGGCAGCTGCTCAAAAATTAGGATTGGAACTGGTTCCGGTCGTGGTGCTGGATCACCTGACCCCAACCCAGCGCCGCGCCCTGGTCATTGCCGACAACCGAATTGCTGAGAACGCCGGTTGGAACGAGGCCATGCTGCGTGTGGAACTCGATGCTCTGCGCGATGATGATTTCGATCTGTCGCTCACCGGCTTTGATGTGGACGCACTGGCCGATCTGTTCGAGGGAGAGGACGGCGGCGCGTCAGGCCAAACGGATGACGACATGGCACCCGAGGTGCTGGGTGACGCCATCTCGCGCCCTGGCGACGTGTGGCTGCTCGGTGGCCACCGTGTGCTGTGCGGTGACTCGACCGATGCGCAGTGCTACGCGCAGTTGCTTGGTGAGGACAACGTGAACATGGTTTTCATGGACCCGCCTTACAACGTCGATTACGCCAACAGCGCCAAAGACAAGATGCGGGGCAAAGATCGCCCCATCCTCAACGACAACCTAGGCGCAGGGTTCTATGACTTTCTGCTGGCGGCGTTGACGCCGACCGTGGAGCGCTGCGAGGGTGCCATCTACATCGCCATGTCGTCCAGCGAATTGGACGTGCTGCAAAAGGCATTCCGGGATGCCGGTGGCAAGTGGTCAACTTTTATCATTTGGGCCAAGAACACCTTCACCATGGGGCGCTCAGACTACCAGCGCCAGTACGAGCCGATTCTGTACGGCTGGACCGAAGGTGGCAAACACCACTGGTGTGGCGACCGCGACCAGAGTGATGTCTGGCAGATCAAAAAGCCCCACAAGAACGATTTGCACCCGACCATGAAGCCAGTGGAACTGGTGGAGCGTGCCATTCGCAACTCCAGCAAGCCCGGCGACACGGTGATGGATCCCTTTGGCGGCTCTGGCACCACAGTGATCGCTGCCGAAAAAACCCAGCGTCTGGCGCGCATGATTGAACTTGACCCGAAGTACGTGGACGTGATTGTTCGCCGCTGGCAGGACTGGACGGGCAAGCAGGCCACCCGGGAATCCGATGGCGAACTCTTCGACAATGCCAGCAGCATCGCGCCGCTGGCCGATGCACAAACCTTGGAGAGAGTGTCTTGAAACAGTCCAAATGCATGTCGTTGGTGGAGTCAGTTGCCAATGTGGTGGTTGGCTACGGCGTGGCCGTGGTCACGCAAATGCTGGTGTTCCCGCTGTTTGGCTTGCATGCCAGTCTGAATCAAAACCTGATGATTGCTCTGGTGTTCACCGGCGTGTCGCTGGTGCGCAGCTATTTTTTACGCAGGGTGTTTGAGGCCCTGCGCTTGCGTCAAGCGGTGAGTTCTACGTCGATGGCGGCTTGCACCACAAACCCGGTGAGGTAAGGCAGTCCTTTTGGGATGCCGTATTCCTTGCTGGTTTGGCGGCTGATTGACCAGTCCATCCATCGTTGGGTGGCTTGCTTGACGGCATCTTGCAGATTAGCACCAATAAACAAGGCGTTGTTGACGTCGTCTGCAAAGTGGCGGCCATGGCGGCTGTCCAGGAAGGCTCTGACTTGTTCAGGTTCGCATCCGGTTGCTGCTGCAATGGCTGTTGATGCAATGGGCCAGGCGGCAGGGGCGTGTTCTTGCATGGTGCCCCAAAAACCCCAATCTTCATTCTGGGTGTCCAGGGCCAGTGTTGTGTTGGTCATTTCAATCTCCGGTTGGTGTGTCGCGATGCTTGTAGTAACGCGCTGTTTTGATTGAAAGCCAAGTCAATTTGGGTCATTTTTGATTCAATGTGGGTGGGCGGATTCAAGCTCGAAGCGCACTCACCCCAATTGATTCGGCTTCGATATTTTTATGCTGCTGCGCGGTAGGTGCGCACACCACCTTGTGCCTTGTCCGATGTGATGGTCATGCCCAGTTTCTTCTTGAAGGCTCCCGCAAAAGTGCCGCGCACGGTGTGGGCTTGCCAACTGGTCGCCTCGCAGATCTGCGCAATGGTTGCGCCTTCAGTGCGTTTGAGCATGCTGATCACCGTGGCCTGCTTGCTGTTCTCACGGGTGCGGGGCGCCTTTGCTTGGGCGCGCGCTGCGTCCTCAATGGCGCAAACGGCGGCTTCGATCTCCGGGTCGATGTCGTTGCTGGCAGCGATTTCTTGATTTGATGGGTCTTGGCAGTCGATCTCGTCGGCTAGGACTTGGCTGGCCCCGGTGGTGGCGCTCTCACATGGCGTTAGCTCAATCACAGTGGCCACAATTTGCGGCTCAGGGGTAATTGCCCCAGCACCCGGCCTGGCGCAGCCAAGGGCATCGTAGCCCTCCGCTGCGACCATCCAGTCGTTGCCCGACGGGGTGATCAGTGCGCGGTTGATAAGCCCGTCGAGCACCTTCTTGCGCGCGCCGCCCTTGACGCTCTCGGGGAACCAGTCAATGCGCCCGTTGTTGTGATCCAGCGCATGTTGCAGGACTAACGTTTGGGTAGCTGTGAGTTGGATGGTGGTCATGGTTTTTCCTTGGTAGTGGTTGGGGTTGTGCTCAAAAAAGGTGTGTTGCTTTTGGTGGCATTCAGTCTTCCCAGACTTGTGCGCCGTCCAAGGTGATCCAAAGGCGGGCGTCGTCGCAGGTGGCCATCTCGCGCACCGCCAAGCCTGTCTTGTTGTTGGTGCCAGCCTTGTGCGTGTAGCTGTAGGTTTTGCCGTCGTGCTCAACCATCAAGGGGCCGACTTGGTCAAAGTTCACTTCGATGGTCATCTCGCCGCGTGTGCGGTGGTTGGTGTCTGTGACTTGGGCGTTGATGGTGTTCATTTGCTTATCCGTTTGGTGTGTTGCGATGCCTCTAGTAACGCGCTGTCTGCTTGTAAAGCCAAGTCAATTTCGAACAATTTTTGAATCTTTTTTTGCTTCAAACCAACATAGCAATTTTTTGCAACTTTGCATCTCTGCCTGATGCCACCGACGCAACACGCATCCTTCATGAAGACCACATACCTACCCCATGGGACTATCGATTCGCGCCTACGCCCGTCATCGCGGGGTCACAGATACCGCCGTCCATAAGGCCATCCGAAGCGGACGCATAACGCCAGAGCCTGATGGCACGGTCGACGCAAACCGCGCCGACCTGGAGTGGGATCGCAACACGGACTCGCCAAGACAGGGAACCAAGCAAAAGGCGGTAACCGTCAAATTTCCACAGGGCGACGTATCCGCTGCTGGAGTGGCATCGGGTTCGACGGAAGACCCCATCGGATCCGGCGCTTCAGCTAGCCAAAGCAGCAATTCAGGTGGCAGCAACGGCGGCGGCGGAGGTGGTGGTACGTCGCTCTTACAGGCGCGCACGGTCAACGAGGTGGTCAAGGCGCAAACCAACAAGGTGCGCCTGGCCAGGCTTAAGGGTGAACTGGTGGATAGACCACAGGCCATCGCCCATGTATTCAAGTTGGCTCGGTCTGAACGTGATGCCTGGCTGAACTGGCCCGCACGCGTATCGGCAGAAATGGCGGTCAAGTTGGGGCTGGACCCGCACCCTATGCACGTCGCACTGGAAAACGCGGTGCGCGAGCACTTGCAGGAACTCGGTGACATGCGACCACGAGTGGATTGAAATGCAATCAAGTACGACTGATCATTACGAAGGTGCCGTTGAAATCGATCGCGCCTGGCGTGAAGGCCTGACGCCCGACCCGCTGCTGTCGGTATCCGAGTGGGCAGACCGGCACCGCATGCTGTCCTCCAAAGCGTCGGCGGAGCCGGGTCGCTGGCGCACCAGCCGCACGCCGTACCTCAAAGACATCATGGACTGCTTGTCGCCCACCTCGCCGGTGGAGCGGGTGGTGTTCATGAAGGCAGCCCAGCTGGGAGCCACGGAAATGGGTAACAACTGGATCGGCTACGTGATCCACCACGCACCGGGCCCCATGATGGCGGTCTCGCCCACGGTCGACATGGCCAAGCGCAATTCCAAGCAGCGTATTGACCCGCTGATTGAGGAATCACCCGTGCTGGCCGAACTGATCGCACCGGCACGCAGCCGCGATGCGGGTAACACCATCCTGGCCAAGGAGTTCAGGGGTGGCGTGCTGGTGATGACCGGCGCGAACTCCGCAGTGGGCTTGCGTTCGATGCCGGTTCGGTACCTGTTTTTGGATGAGGTGGACGGCTACCCACTAGATGTGGAAGGCGAAGGCGATGCGATCTCGCTGGCCGAAGCCAGAACTCGAACCTTTTCCCGGCGCAAGATCTTCATTGTGTCGACCCCGACCATCTCGGGTGTGTCGGCGATTGAGCGGGAGTACGAGGCATCCGACCAGCGTCGCTACTTCGTTCCCTGTCCGCATTGCAAGCACCGCCAGTGGCTGCGGTTCGAGCAGTTGCGCTGGCAGCGTGGGCCCGAGGGCTCCAAACCGGAGACGGCGGCTTATGTCTGTGAATCCTGCGAGCAGCCCATCCCCGAGCACCATAAAAGCTGGATGCTGGAAAACGGCCGGTGGCAGGCGACAGCGCCGCAAAACACGGGCAAGACCATGGGATTCCATCTGTCGAGCCTGTACAGCCCGGTCGGTTGGCGCAGTTGGAAGGAGATCGCCGCTGCGTGGGAAAGTGCCATCAGCAAAGAGACAGGTTCCACTGGGGCCATCAAGACCTTCAAGAACACCGAATTGGGTGAGACCTGGGTCGAAGAAGGTGAAGCACCGGACTGGCAGCGACTGCTGGAGCGCCGGGAAGATTACGCGATTGGCATGATTCCCATGGGCGGCATGCTGCTGGTGGGTGGTGCTGACGTGCAGAAAGACCGCATCGAAGTTTCCATCTGGGCGTTTGGTCGAGGCAAGGAAGCCTGGCTGGTGGAGCACAGGGTGATCATGGGCGACACGGCACGCGCCGATGTTTGGACAGGTCTGGCCAGTCTGCTGGGTGAGTCCTGGACCCACGCATCAGGCGCACTGGTACCGCTGGCGCGACTTGCCCTAGATACGGGCTACGCCACACAGGAGGCTTATGCCTTTGTGCGCTCCTGCCATGACCCCCGTCTGATGGCCATCAAGGGCGTGGCCCGGGGTGCTGCGTTGGTGGGTACACCGACAGCGGTGGATGCCACGGTCAACGGCAAGCGTCTGCGCCGAGGCGTGAAGGTATTCACCGTGGTGGGCTCGATTGCCAAGCTGGAGTTGTACAACAACTTGCGCAAGGGCTCCGACGTCGAAAGCGACGGCACAACGCCGCTGTATCCGACCGGGTTTGTGCATTTGCCCAAAGTCGATAGCGAATTTCTGCAGCAACTCTGCGCAGAGCAGTTGATCACGCGGCGCGACCGTAACGGTTTTGCCCAGCGCGAGTGGCAAAAGATGCGCGAGAGGAATGAGGCGCTGGACTGCTATGTGTATGCCAGAGCGGCGGCCGCAGCCAGTGGACTGGATAGGTTTGAGGAACGCCACTGGCAGGAACTGGAGCGGCAACTTCTCGATCGGCAGGATGGCCCGAGTGTCACAGCACTGCAGTTGCAGCCAAGTCCAGTTGCACGAGATGCGCCAGATAAAACGCTATTTGCGGTCGCTTTGCCAGGCGAGGCAACACCGCCCAAGCGCACTCTGCGTCGGGTGATCCGAAGCAGTTGGCTGCGGCGGTAGCCACATATTCAGAAAAACAGTTTGTTGTCGAGCACCTTGAGTGCTCATTTTTTTGTTCCTTTACCAATAGAAAGACCCTTCCCATGAGTTTGCAAGTTCGCGTTGAATCCCTCGTCCTGCGCCTGGCCGCAGAGTTCAAGACCATCTATGGCGAGATCGGCTCCCTGGCCAATCTGTCGACCTTGGATAAAACCAATCTGGTCTCCGCCATCAATGAATTGCGCAGCCAGATCACGACCGTGGCCGGCACCACCTTCATTGATGATCTCAATGCAGCGGGTACCAGCACCACGTTCTCGGCCTCCAAGATCACTTCGCTGCTCGATGCGCTCAAGGCCGACTTGCTGGGCGGCGCTGATGCGGCCTTTGACACTTTGAAAGAGTTGCAAACCGCCATCCTGGACGACCAGACGGGCATCTCGGCGCTGTTAGCCGCCGTTGACAAGCGCGTGCGCTTTGATGCGGTGCAGACCCTGACTGCACCCGAGCAGTTGCAGGCGCGCCAGAACATCGGTGCAGTGGCACAGACCGATATCGGCGATACGGAGACTGACTTCGTGGCCATTTTTGAAGCTGCATTGCTCGCCTGAGCATGAACCTGGCCACCCGCATTGCTGATTTGGCTGCTGCGGTGGCCACGGAGATCCGCTCACGCATCACCGCTGATCACCCGGGCGTGGCCAAAGCCTGGGTCTGCTTTGGCTATGTTGGCTCTCAAGTGGTGGTGCGTAAGGCTTTCAATGTGCATAGCGTTACTCGCACCGCCAAAGGTGTGTACCGGGTGACGTTTGCCAACGCGATGCCAGATGCCAACTATTGCTGGCAGGCATTCGCCCGAAACGAGGGTAGTGCATCCACGCTCAAGTTTGCCTCGGCTCGGGTGACCGCTGACCTCAAAACAGCGACCTACGTCGATGTGATCTGTGCGTCTCAGGCAGGCACGCTTTCCGACACGACTGAGCTTAATTTGACGGTCTGGCGCTAAGGAGAAAAAACCAATGGCATACACCGAAGACCAAGTCAACGCATTGCAGTCCGCTCTGGCCAGGGGCGAACGCCGGGTCACTTTTGCTGACAAGACCGTGGAATACCGCTCGGTTGACGAGTTGCGCCTGGCCTTGCGCGAGGTGCAAAAGGGACTGTTCCTGCAGTCCACCGCCACGGGCTTGTGGCCACGCGCGCCTCGGCAAATCCATATCAACACGACCAAGGGCACCTGATGGGCTGGTTCAAAACAATTCGCAGACGGCTCTTTACCACCACGCCCACCTATGACGGGATTGGCAGCGGCAGGCGTGCAATGGCTTGGTCAGTGGGCAACCCCGGTGCGGTGGCCGCCATGCTGTTCAACCAGACCGAGCTGCGCGCCAAAAGCCGGGACTTGGTGCGCCGCAATGCCTGGGCCAATGCCGCGCTGGAATCCTATGTGGCCAACGCGATCGGCACGGGCATCAAGCCGCAGTCCATGCTGACGGACTCCACGCAGCGCGAGGCGGTCCAGACGCTGTGGCGCAATTGGACGGTTGAAGCGGATGCGGCAGGTCTGACCGACTTTTACGGTCTGCAGGCGATGGCGTGCCGGGCCATGCTCGAAGGCGGTGAAGTGTTGCTGCGCCTGCGCTATCGCAGACCCGAAGATGCATTGAGCGTTGGTCTGCAAATTCAGGTTCTGGAGCCTGAGCACCTGCCGGTGCAGATGAACTCAGTCGCCGAGAACGGCAATCTGATTCGCGCAGGCATTGAATTTGACCGTTTGGGCAAGCGTGTGGCGTACCACTTGTACCGATCGCACCTCGAAGACGGTTCCCTCGCACCGATGCCAGGCAATGGTGACAACAGCACAGTGCGGGTCGATGCGAGCGAGATCATTCACATGTACCGACCCTTGCGCCCGGGTCAGATAAGGGGCGAGCCGTGGCTGGCGCGTGCGCTGATGAAACTGCACGACCTGGATCAATATGACGATGCCGAACTGGTGCGCAAGAAGACGGCTGCCATGTTTGCGGGCTTTGTGACCCGCCTGGCACCTGAGGACAACCTGCTGAACGAGGGGCTGTCAGACCCCAATGGGGTGTCGCTGGCAGGCATGGAGCCCGGCACCATGCAGATTTTGGAGCCTGGTGAAGACATCAAGTTCTCGCAACCGGCAGATGTGGGCGGATCCTATTCGGAATTCCTGCGCATGCAGTTTCGCGCGGTGGCAGCGGCCATGGGCGTGACCTATGAGCAACTCACCGGTGACCTCACCCAAGTCAACTACTCATCCATTCGCGCCGGTCTGTTGGAATTCAGACGGCGCGTGGAGTCCTTGCAGCATGGCGTGATCGTGCATCAGTTGTGCCGACCGATTTGGCAGGCCTGGATGGATCAGGCAGTGATTGAGGGTGCATTGAATCTTCCTGGGTACGCCAACGCAAAGACTGTGCGGCGCGACTACCAGGCCTGCAAATGGATTCCGCAGGGTTGGCAGTGGGTAGATCCTTTGAAAGAAGCCGATGCCATGAAGGCGGCAATTCGCTCGGGTCTGATGAGTCGCTCAGAAGCGATCTCGGCCAACGGCTATGACGCAGAAGACGTAGACCGGGAAATTGCCGCCGACAACGCACGTGCCGATGGCCTTGGGTTGATCTTTGACTCGGATCCACGACACGAGTTGTCGGCGTCGACCGCGATGTCAGTGCAGCCGGTACAGCCGGTACCCGACACCACCGTCCCTTAAGGAAACTGCTCATGCTGTTGCCACATTTGGCGTCTCGTCTTTACGGGACGCCGCTTCTGCTTGCCCGTACCAAACTCGACATCATCCTGGCGGTGCTGGGTTCGCGCGTCGGCTGGCCTGAATCCCAAACTGCGCTGGCGCTGCCGCAGGCGCGCGCATCCCCACAAAGCCTGGCATCGAGTGCCGCAGGCATTGCCGTGATTCCGGTGCATGGCTCGCTGGTGCGCAGGTCATTGGCCATGGATGCGCAGTCTGGCCTGACCTCTTACGGTGACATTGCCAGTATGCTCGACGAGGCCGCGCGCGACCCAGGGGTTGCTGGCATTTTGCTGGACATCGACTCACCCGGTGGAGAAGCCGGTGGGGTGTTTGAGCTCAGCAGAAAAATTCGCGATATCAATGCGATCAAGCCTGTCTGGGCTGTTGCCAGTGATGGTGCGTACTCGGCCGCTTACGCCATTGCTAGCGCTGCATCCAGGGTGTTTGTCACCGAGACTGGTGGCGTGGGCTCCATCGGTGTAATTGCCATGCATGTGGATCAGTCGGCTCGCGATGCCAAAGAGGGTTATCGGTTTACTGCCATCTCCGCTGGTGATATGAAGAACGACCTGTCGCCGCACGAGCCGATCAACAAGGCGGCCATGACCCGGCTGCAAACGGAAGTCGATCGTCTCTACGGGCTGTTTGTTGATCACGTCGCGGCCATGCGCGGACTTGATGCGAAGGCAATCCGCGCTACTGAAGCGGGACTGTATTTCGGACCCGATGCGGTGCGCACTGGATTGGCCGATTCGCTGGCCAGTCCGGATCTGGCCGTTGCCGAGTTCTCTGCCTACCTGTCAGTCCAGCGCATTCAGAACAGCGCTGCCAGGGTGATTTCCACCACTGCCAGTGCCTTCACCACCACTCATATTTCAAACCAAAAGGAGATTCATATGAATCAAGACCCCGCATCGACACCCGTTCCGGCGGTACCGGTAGCACCGGTTGACACCACCCTTGAGGACAATGGCAAGCAGCCAAAAGTGCTGCCTGTGCCCGTTGTTCCTGCTGCGCCCGCAGCTCCCGTACAGGTTGATCCAGCCGTTGCCAACGACGCTATTACAGCTGCCAGTCACGCGGCAGGCCTGGCAGCACGAGCCGAGGCGCTCACGATTGCTGAACTCTGCCAGCTTGCGGGCCAGAGCCAGCGGATCACCGGGTTCTTGGCACAGGGGGCAACTTCCACGCAGGTGCGCCAAACCTTGCTGGCATCGCGTGCGCAGAGCGAGGAAATCTCCTCCGTCATTCACCCTGATGCGGCACTTAAGGCCAACCCGGGTAATGCCAACGATGCCGGTGCCCTGATGGCCGCAGTCAAACGACTCACCCAAAAACCCTGAATCTCAAAAACCCCAAGGACAACACCATGAACGCCATCTCTGAATCCCCCAATCTGGGTGACTTGCTCAAGTACGAGGAAGACTGCCTGAACTATTCCCGCGAAGTGGCCACGGTCGCTGCGGGCCAGAACCTGCTTCTCGGCGCTGTTGTTGCTCGAGAAACCCTGACCGGCAAGCTCAAAGCACTCGATCCGGCTGCCACCGACGGGACTGAGATCCCAGTGGGCATCCTGCTGGGCAATGTCGATGCCAGCCTGATCGACGTGGGCGACGCTTTGTTGCTCAACCGCCATGCGGTGGTGGCCTCCAACGCCGTGATCTGGCCGGTAGAAATTTCCCTCGCACAAAAAGCCGCCGCGACAGCTTCCCTGGCTGCCCTTGGCATTCTGATTCGCCAGTCGGCCTGATCCCCACTTTTTAAGAATCCCCAACATGAACAACCCCTTCAATTCCCCCGCGTTTTCGATGGCAGCGCTGACCTCGGCCATCAACATCATCCCCAACCGCTACGGCCGCATGGAGGCCTTGAATCTCTTTCCGGTCAAGCCGGTGCGCACCCGCCAGGTTATCGTGGAAGAGCAAAACGGCGTGCTGAACTTGCTGCCCACCATGCCCCCAGGCTCTCCCGGCACGGTCGGCACCCGTGGCAAACGCAAGGTTCGCTCCTTTGTGATTCCCCACATTCCGCATGACGATGTGGTTCTGCCCGAAGAAGTTCAGGGTATCCGGGCCTTTGGGTCGGAGACCGAGATGGAGTCAATTGCGGGCGTGATGGCGCGCCATTTGGAGACCATGCGCAACAAGCACGCCATCACCCTGGAGCACCTGCGCATGGGTGCCTTGAAGGGTGTGATTCTGGATGCGGATGGTTCGGTGATTTACGACCTGTTCGATGAGTTTGGCATCACGCCTGCTGCGATCAGCTTTGATCTGGGCACGGCCAACACCAACGTCAAGAAAAAGACAGCCGATGTCCTGCGTTACCTGGAGGACAACCTCAAGGGCGAATTCATGACCGGCATTCACGTGCTGTGTTCGCCCGAGTTCTTCGATGCGCTTACAGGTCACCCCAAGGTGGAGCATGCCTACACCTACTGGCAGCAAGGGGCGGTGCTGATCAACGACATGCGTGCAGGCTTTAACTTTGGCGGCTTGACGTTCGAGGAATACCGAGGCCAAGCCACTGACCTCAACGGCGTGAGTCGGCGCTTCATCGCAGCTGGTGAGGCGCACGCGTTCCCGCTGGGCACGATCGACACCTTCAGCACCTACTTTGCACCGGCGGACTTCAATGAGACCGCCAATACGCTCGGTCAGGTGTTGTATGCCAAGCAGCAGCCACGCAAATTCGAGCGCGGCACCGACCTGCACACGCAGGCCAACCCGCTGCCGATGTGCCACCGACCGGGTGTATTGGTCAAACTGACCATGGCCTGATCAGGTTGCATGACCATGACCATCGGCATGATCGAATCGATCTACGCGTCGGCCGCGAGCGCCGGACTCTTGAAAGAGGTGGTCTGGATCATTGATCAGGCCGCAAGGCCAATGCTGGCGCAGGTCGGGTTTCGCGCGCCTGATGAGAACCTGCTGGACGGGCTGGCAATGGGGCGTGATTACACGATCACCTACCCGGCCAGCAGTCTTGCCGGTTTGAAAGCCAGGGCGCGACTGTCGGTTGACGGACAAGCCTATGAGGTGCGTGAAGTGCGGGCTGTTGGTGACGGCTTGGAGTGCCGGGCAACCCTTATGCGCCTATCTTGATCCAGCCATTCCAAAGCATGCGATCCAGTGCGGCGTTGGTTGCCAGGCGGTCGAAGCGTTCGGGATCAAAGTCCAGTCCCGTCCATTCGCGCATTTCTTTGGCTTCATCACTGTAAGGATTGTCCTCAAGGGTGGCCAGAGATTCCTGATATCCCCAAATGCCACCAGCATCCTCGGGTGGGCAGGCTCGCTGACCTGACTCGACCCATACCCGGCCACCTTGGCTGTCGTCCTTGTCCAGATCACGAATGGACTCCACCGTGATTCTGTGCTGCCAACTGTCGCCAAAGTCGTACAGGTATTCAAAAATCTCACCCGACTCCAGCAGTTGATTGAGTCGAAATTTGGACTCATCAAAGGTTTCAATTTCTAGAAACTGGTCTTCCTCGTCTGGCGGTGCGTAGCGCTTCTCACGAATCGTGAATTCATGCAAATGTGAATCGGTCCAGCCGATGGCCGTTTGAAGGATGTGGTGAAACGCGTTCAGGCGTGCGCGGCCATCGATGTAAATGCGTCGCCAGATCAAAGGTTCTGAGTCAACCAACTCCACCTTGAGGATAAAAACACTTGGGTGTGACTGGGACTTGCGGCCTTTGCTGCTGCTACTGGTGCTTTTGCTGGTGCCATTGACAGGCTTTGACGTCGCCATGATGAGTGCCTCTTTGTACTCGAAACAAGCATTTTATGAATGACCCATAACTATCACCAAAAACCATGACCCAGTCTATTCGCGAACGCATCCTGCAAACCATCGTCTTGACACTCACTCCGGTGGCCACTGACGGGGCAGCCACTGTGTGGCGAACGCCCAGCGTGTCCATCACGCGCGAGCAGTGTCCAGCCCTGGTGGTGTTTCCCGAGAGTGAGTCACTTGCTGAACGTGCCAACGACCGGGTCACCCGTGAATTGACAGTGCGCATCACAGCGCTGGCGCGTGCCGTGCCACCCGCCATTGCCGAAACCCATGCCGATGCCTTGCTCTGCGCGGCACACGCCGCCCTGATGAGTGACGTCAACCTGGGCGGTCTGACACTCGGTGTGAGGGAAGTCGAGTCCGAGTGGGAAGTCGATGACGCAGACGGCGTTGCTGCCAGCACTTCTGCCCGCTACCAGATCACCTACCGCACCCTGATTGCAGACATCTCCATTCAAGCCTGAATCCAATTTTCTATTTCTGTTTATCCAACCCTACTTTTAAGGATCCCCAACCATGAGTACCTATGCATCATTTCAGGGCCGTGTTTACCTCGGCAAACGTGACACCGAGGGCAACCCTATCGAGGTTCGCTCACCTGGCAACGTGGCCGAGTTGAAACTCTCGCTCAAAACCGACGTGTTGGAGCATTACGAGAGCCAGTCGGGCCAGCGCACGCTGGATCACCGCATGGTCAAGCAAAAGTCGGCCACGGTGAATCTGACCATCGAAGAGTTCACCAAAGAAAACCTGGCGCTCGCCCTGTACGGCAACTTTGTGGTCGCCGCGCCCGGCACGGTAACCAACGAGCCTTTAGCAGGTAGTTCCCCCTTGGTCGGTGAGCGCTATTTCCTGGCCCACCCCAAGGTGGCCAGCCTGGTGATTCAGGACAGCAGCGCCACACCGGCCACACTGATCGAAGGTGTGGACTTCACGGTCGATAAAGACTTTGGTGCGATTCAGTTCTTGCGTTTGAACGATGGCGGAACACCTGTCGTAGCCTACGCCGCGCCATTGAGAGCCAGCTATGCCTTTGGTGTCACCACTGAGATTGGCATCTTCACGCAACCGCTGCCCGAGCGCTATTTGCGTCTGGAAGGCTTGAACACCGCCGACGGCAACGCCCGGGTGCTGGTTGAGTTGTACCGGGTGGCGTTTGATCCCCTGAAGGAAATCTCATTCATCTCCAACGAGTACAACAAGTTCGAGATGGAGGGCTCCCTTTTGGCCGATTCCAGCAAATCATTCGACGCGACGCTGGGCCAGTTCGGCCGCATCGTGCAAATCTAGGGATGAACCATGACTGATCTGGAAAAACTTATTCCCCAAGACACCCTGGTGCAAGTGGCGGGCGAAACCATTGCGATCTCGCCCCTCAAAGTGGGGCAGTTGCCTGCTTTCCTGCGGGTGATCTCACCAGTGATGGCGCAATTGAGTGCGCCGCAGATCGACTGGCTGGCGCTTTTTGGTGAGCGTGGTGACGATTTGTTGTCTGCGATTGCCATTGCGGTCAGGAAGCCGCGCGAGTGGGTGGATGACCTGGCAGCGGACGATGCGCTGCTGCTGGCCGCCAAGGTGATGGAGGTCAACGCTGATTTTTTTACCCGAACGGTGATTCCCAAACTCGACGGTCTGTTCAACCTAAGCCAGGGAATTCGAGCGGCCAATACTGGTTCGACCTCACCCAGCGCCTGATTGAGCACGGCCACCGGCTGCCCGACATCCTGGACTACACGCTGGCGCAGTTGAGCGGCTTTGCGCAGGCCGCTGTGCGAACGGATGCGTCGCGTGATGCCCAACTCCTGTCTCTGATTGCCATTGGCAGCCGGGGCGACTCCAAAAACCTCGATCAAACGCTTGATCGCCTGACCTCTGCAGCACACCCCTCATGAAAATCTCCATCCGAATCGACAGCGCAGCAGCGCAAGCCCAGCTACGCCGCTGGGGTGGAGAGTTTCGTGACAAGGTCAAAAAGGCAGTGGCCAAGGCCATGGCCAAAGAGGCTGTGGAAATTAAGTCGGACGTGCGCGACCAGGTGGCAAGCCAACTGACGGTCGTCAAAAAGACCTTCCTCAAGGGGTTTTCTGCCTACGTGATCGACAAAGACCCCAGTCGTCTGCCTGCGCTGTATGTGGGCTCGCGCATCCCATGGGTTGGAATGCACGAGAAGGGCGGTGTGATCTCGGCCAAGATGCTGATTCCCTTGCATGGTCGTGTTGGCCGCAAGCGCTTCAAGGCGCAGGTCGCAGAACTCATGCGCGGGGGCAACGCCTACTTCATCAAAAACGCCAAGGGCAACGTGGTGCTGATGGCCGAGAACATCAAAGAGCATGCCCGACCTTTGGCCGGATTCAAACGCCGCTACCGAAAAGCCCAAGGCATCAAACGCTTGAAGCGCGGTGCGGATATCCCGATTGCCGTGCTCGTTCCGCGCGTCATGCTCAAAAAGCGACTCGACATTGAGCGACTGGTGGTGCGCCGCATCCCACGACTGGCCGCAAGCATCGAACAACAAATCCGCTCGGTCGGATGATTTTTCATTCTTTCAAATTGACTCATGGCCAACAACCGCATCGCCGTTTTAGTCGCCCTTGAAGGTGCCGATGATGGGCTCAAACGCGCGCTCAATTCGGCCCAGCAAAGCCTGGGTGAGTTGGCATCTACGGCCAAGACCGCTGGTGACAAGGCTGCGCGCGGCATGGCCGAGGTCAAAGCAGGCATGTCGGCCTTTGGCGACCAGGTGGCGACCGCCAAGACGCAGTTGCTGGCATTCCTGTCGATCAACTGGGCATCGGGCAAAGTGCAGGAGATCGTCCAGGTAGCGGATGCCTGGAACATGATGGGCGCACGCTTGAAACTGGCAACCGCCGGTCAGAATGAGTTTGTCATCGCGCAAAAGGCCCTGTTTGAAATTGCCCAGCGCATTGGTGTGCCGATTCAGGAAGTCTCCACCCTGTATGGCAAGTTGCAGCAAGCGGTGCGCATGTTGGGCGGTGAACAGAAGGACGCATTGACCATCACCGAGAGCATTTCTCAAGCATTGCGCCTGTCCGGTGCGTCGGCCACGGAGGCCCAGTCGTCCCTGTTGCAGTTCGGTCAGGCCTTGGCGTCTGGTGTGCTGCGCGGTGAAGAGTTCAATTCCGTCGTCGAGAACTCACCCCGTCTGGCCCAAGCCCTGGCCGATGGCTTGAACGTGCCGATTGGTCGGCTACGCAAGCTGGCTGAAGAGGGCAGACTCACCGCTGACGTGGTGGTCAACGCCTTGATGAGCCAGAAAGACAAACTGGCCTCTGAATACTCACAGTTGCCAGCAACGGTCAGCCAGGCCTTCCAGCGCCTGCAAAACGCCTTCGGGCAGTGGGTCTCGCAGGTCGATGCCGCCACCGGTATCACCAAAAAACTCGCCGATGGCTTGACTTGGCTCGCCACGAACCTTGACACGGTCATGCAGTGGCTCAAAAAAATTGCCGAAGTGGGGCTGGCTGTACTCATTTACCGGCTGCTGCCAGCGTTGGTCACCGCCTGGCAAACCGCAGGTGCCGCAGCCATCACGGCGGCTACTGCCACCTCTGCGGCGTGGGCCACCGCCAATTTGTCGGTGACGGCTGCAATTGCCAGTGTGGGTCTGCTCAAGACAGCGTTTGCCGTGCTGGGTGCATTCGCAGTGGGCTGGGAAATTGGTACTTGGCTCTCCGAGAAATTCGAGATCGTGCGCAAGGCCGGTATCTTCATGGTTGAAATCCTGGTCAAAGCGGTCGAGCAGTTGCAGTACCGCTGGGAAGCCTTTGCAGCGATCTTCACCAGCGACACCATCGATGCGGCCACCAAGCGCCATGAGACTCGTCTGGCCGAGATGAATGTGATCTTCGCTCAGATGTATGCCGATGCCACAAAGGGCTCAGACACGGCCAAAGCGGCCATGACCACGGCGGCCACCACGGCAGAAGAGATCGCCAAGCGTCTGGAAGCGGTGCGTCAGGGCACGCAAGAGGCGGTCGGTCGGGGTGTCGAGGCGGTCCACTCTGCCGTAGAAAAGCTCAAATCCCGACTGGGCGAGGTGGAGCAGGCGGTCACCAAGGCCCAGGCGCAAGTGACGGATGCGACAGCAAAAATGGCTGAGGCCTACAAAGGCCTGAGTTCAATAGTGGAAGCCAACCTGCAAAAACAAGTGGATGCGGTGAAAGCACGCTACCAGCAGGAGCAAACCGCACTGGATTTGTCGAAAGCATCCGAGGCCACCCAGATCGCCAAATCAACCCTGCTGCTTACCGATGCATTGACCCAGCAGACCAGTCTGCGACAAAAAGCCACTGGCGATACCCTGAAACTCATTGATGACGAGTCCAAAGCCAGGGTGGAAGCCGCTGCAAAGCAGGGTTTGACGGAAGCCGAGCGCAGCGCCAACGTGACCCGGGTGGAGAACGAGATTCTGGCCACCAAACGCCAGTCCATGGTCATAGCCGCCACGGAATACCGCGCCCACGTTGATGCATTGAACGCCGAAGCCAACCGGCATCTGGTGGAAATCCAGCGCATCGAAGAGGCCAAACGCCTGCTCACCATGACCACGGAAGAAAAAATCCGTGAACTGCGTCGTTTGGGGCTAACGGAGTTTGAAGCGACAGAAGACCGCAAGCGCCAGATTGTTGAGTTGCAGAGCAAGGCGCGTGATGCACTGGCCGCCGGTGAATTTGAGCAAGCTAAACAGTTAGCGCAAAAGGCCATGGATTTGGCGGTGCAAGTGGGCAGCGCCCAGACGGCTGAAGCCAAAAAGGCAGAAGACGCCAAAAAGCAGTCTGAGCAAGCGCACACCCAGGTCGTGACCTTGGAGTCGCAGGCGCGCGAGGCGTCCCGCAAACAGGAGTACGACAAGGCCGCCGACCTGATGCGACAGGCTGACACCCTGCGCGCTGAACTGGCTCAGAAAACCAAGGATTCAGACGCAGCGATCACCCAAGGCAAGGAAGGTGTCAACCGATCAATTCAAGCCATTCGGGAATCCGAAGACATTCTCGTCAAATCACTGGACGCTCAGGCCCAGGCGCATAAACAGGCAGCCCAAGCGGCATTGAGTGCGCGAGAGCAGATCAAGCAAACGCTGACCGACACGGAAACCCAGATCGACCAGATCACTGCCAAGCTCAAAGATGGCCTGAAAGTCACGCTTGATGCTGATACCAGCCGGTTTGACAAGGCCATGGCTGATCTGAATAAGGCCATGGCAGAGAAAGAAATGCTCTTGCCCATCAAGGCCGATCTGGAACAGGCGCAAAAGAAACTGCAGGAATATGAGGCGTTGCTCAAAGAAGGCAAAACGCTGCCGGTTGACGCAGATGTCACACAGGCCAAAGCAGCGCTGGACAAACTGACCGCCTATGCCAAACAAAACTCACTCATTGAGTTGCAAGTCACCTCTGAGAAGGCCCAAGCGTCCATCACCAATGTGGAGGGCATGATCAACGCTTTAAGTCGCATCCGCACCGAGTCGCAACACAGTGTGAACACCAATGCCGATGCGGCACGCTCGCAAATCTCCAGCCTCAATGGCATGAACACCTCGAGCACGCACACCATCTATGTGACCAAGGTCGAAACGAACGCCACAGGTGGTTTGGTGGGTGCTGGTGTGCCGCATTTTGCCCGCGGCGGCTATGCCGACGCTTCCGGTTCTCGTGGGTCTGTGACATCACCAGTTGCCCAGGCATTTGCCCGCATGACCGGTGGCTCGGTGCCGGGCTCTGGCGATCAGGATACGGTGCCGCGCACGCTGGATGCTGGCGCGTATGTGCTGCGCAAGGCGGCGGTGCGCAAGTATGGAAGCAGCACGCTGTCAAAAATAGCCAATGGCGTGGCCCGTTTTGCCACGGGTGGTTCAGTCAACCCCGCTGGTTCAAGCCCAGCGCCAATCAAACGCAACCGCGACGCGTTCGAGGCGCAAAAGATGATTGAACTGGGCTTGCAAGGCATGCGTGAGTACACCTCGTGGCTACGCAGCAAATTCGGTGCATCACTGAGCATCGACATGGAGTGGCAAACCTTGAAGTCTTACGGCCAACAGGCAGCAGTCGACCGCCAAACACTCGAATCACTGCCCAATCGAGCGCAACTCACGGCCAACGAGAAGCAAAAACTCGATGCCATCAAGGCCAACTGGCGGCAAGCCATGGCGCAGCCACTGCTGTATGGCAAAGACCTAGAACGCGACTTGATGGAGTACATGGAACAGCACCAGGGCGAGTTCTACCGGGGCGGTGGTGTGGCCAAGTCCGATACGGTTCCGGCCATGCTCACGCCCGGCGAATACGTGGTCAACCGGTCTGCGGTATCTCGGTTTGGCACTGGGTTCTTTGAGTCACTCAACAACCTGAGTTTGCCTGCGCAAGCCCTGGCCGCACGTGTGCAGGGCTTTGCAAGTGGTGGTCTGGTTCAGTCGCTGGCTTCACCGATGGCTGTGCCAAGACCTGCATTTGCAGGAGAAGCCGCACCGGTGCGCACAGTGCGGGTTGAACTGGCAGCGGGAAACCGCAGTGTGTCAGCCACGGTCGATGCCAGGGATGAGACCAGGCTGCTCGACATCTTGAAACAAGCCAAAGCCCGGGCCTTTTAAGGGCGAATTTTCATGGAACTTAAAAACCTCTTCGATGGGGCCACGTTGACCCTGCCTGACGATTTGCTTTGGAGCGATGAACACGGCTGGAGTCCAGTGGTCTCCAGCGTGTCTTACCTGATCACTGGTTCCCTCCTGGTCCAGTCGGCCACCCGGCAAGCGGGGCGAGCCATCACCCTGGTGGGTGCTGCCGACATGGCTTGGGTCACGAGATCAGTGGTCAATGTTCTGCGTGACTGGGCGGCACTGCCACTGGATGTGGTCAGTGGCCGCTTTGAGTTGACGCTTGCTGATGCCCGGGTGTTCACGGTGGCGTTTCGCCACGGCGACGGGGCCCTGGAAGCCGAGCCCGTCACCGGGTTTCCCGCCCGATCTGACTTTGAGTTTTATCGCATCAGCTTGAAGCTGATGCAAATCTGATTTTTTCTATTGGAGTCGACATGCCCATTCTTACCGGCGACATCAAACTGGTCGCATCCCAAGTCATGGACGACGTGCCCGAGGGCGGTGGTGCGCCCACAGCCACCGTCATCACGGACGGAACATCAAATGCCATCTTTCCGGATATCTCTGAACTCGACCGTGCCGGTGGCCGGGTGAACTTGCGCAAGCTGCATGTGTCAGTGCAAACGATGGACACCGACACCTACATGGGCTCAAACATCATCGTCTCCGAGCCGCCAGCGGATCCCAACGTGAGCGTCACGCTGTTCAGCACCCGAGACACCTTTGATCGGCGTGACGCTGCATCGGCCAGGGTTGAGAGTTATCTGACCAAAGGCCCGATGTGGGGCGGCATGCTGCTGGAAAACCATATCGCTGGCCAGCGCGCCGTACAAATCCTGCAGGGTGTGGATGCTGAACTGCCTCGGATCGGCCAAACCATGGTGCTGGTGCAAAACGAGGGGGCAACCAATGAGAGAAACCAGTACATCCGCACCACCGAGGTCAGTGCCGTCAAACGCAAGTTCGAGGACAGCCAAGGAAAGATGGTCGACATGAATGTGGTGACCTGCTCGATCAGCGATGCACTGCGCACCGATTTCCAGGGGTCTGAAGGCAATGCCAAGGCAGCATCCGCAGCCGGTGCGACCCGGGTGCGTGACACCACGGTGGCCGATGCGGGCTCTTATGTGGGTGTTGTACCGCTGGCCGCCGCCGCCAATCTTGGGACTTTTACGCTTCGTGCCAGCAGCGTCTACACCCAACTGGTGCCCAGTGCCCAGACCGAAACCCCACTGGTCGATTTGAAGCCCAATGGTGAACAGGTGGTTTTATCGGCTGCAGGTGGGCCGGTGACGATCACCACGTCAGTGGCACTCAACACGGCCCACAACATCAGCGTGGGCCAGGCCATCATGCCCAATTCCCTCAAACTCACCACCGGCAGCTTGACCTTGGTCGATGACGGCGGCCTGTTGTCGGCTGCTGGCAGCGCAGTGGGTGCGGTGGACTATGCCAATGGGCTGATTTCGATCACCGATCCATCTGTGAGCTACTCCGGGGCCAAGACAATTACCTACACGCCCGCAGCAACGCCGACTCGATCCTTGCACACCGCCAGTTGGGCGGTCACGGCGGAGTCCCGCTCCAGCACCCTGGTGGCCATCTTTGATCCTGCGCCAAAGCCCGGCAGTTTTGCGCTCAGCTACCGCGCCCAGGGCCGCTGGTACACCCTGCGCGATGCGGGCAACGGCCAGTTGCGCAGTGCTTTTGGCTCGGTGGGCGCTGGCACGCTCAACTTCAACACGGGCTCCATGATGGTGACACTGGCCGCCTTGCCCGACGCAGGCACGCAAGTGCTCGCCACTTACGGTCTGGCCACTGCCGACACTGCCGTTTATGGAGGAGCAATAGCAGCGCAATCCTTGTTTACTTTGGCTCACCCAGGCGTGGCACCGGGTACGGTCACGTTGACTTGGCTTGCGGCTGGCGTGGATAAAACCGCCACCGACAACGGCCAGGGGTTGTTGACGGGGGACGCCATTGGCAAAGTGGACTATCTGGATGGGGTGATCACGTTCAAACCCCTGATCCTGCCCAGCTCTGGCGCACAGGTCAGCATTGAATACGCATGGGGCCCGCCCATTGAAGAGAATTTCCAGGCACCTGAGCGTTTTGCACCGGACGGCCACATTGAGATCGTCCTGGCCAACCCCAATGTGCTGCCGCGCACCGTCAAAGTTGAGTGGAACACGGTGTTCGATGAGAAAGACCTGACCATTGAGGGCCAGATTTCCACCCGGTGGCTGTCCCTTACCTACAAGCCCAACCGCGACCCTATCGTCATCGTTCATGACAACGGCGCTGGTGGGTTTCAAACCCGGCCTGAGTGTGCTGGGGTGATCAATTACGCCGCTGGGACATTGCGGTTCAAACCCGATACCGTGATTGCGTTGCCCAAGCCCAACTGGACAAAGGTGGTCATCGGCACCCAAGTAATCGATAACGCTTGGTACACCGGTACCTTGGCGACCGAGAAAACGGTCTTCGGTGGCTTCATCTACCAGACCATCGGGGCCATCATGCCCACCGACCTGTCCGGGTATGTCAAGGTAACTTACCGCACCAGCGCAGCAGGGACCACCAACACTGAGGTGTTTCCAGTCCTGTTTCAAATTGATCTGACGCAAAGCTCCAGTGAACCGATTGTTGGCGGGTCGTGCAGCTTCACGCTGGGTGGTACCCGCTACATGGACCGCCAGGGCTCGCTGGTCACTAACATCGATCCGGCAACAGGTTCTGGCATGACCTCCGGCAGCCTCAACTACTCGACCGGCATGGCCAGCCTGACGGTGCTGCCGGTGGGGGCCGCGAATGCAGGCGTGATCACCAGCATGGTGACCAGTCAAAGCCCGATGCCGGTGACCGACGTGCAGTTCAGAACCAGTACGGCACCGATTCGGCCCTCCAGTCTGGCAGTGCAATTTGTACTGGCCGATGATGACGCTCAAGTGTCCCACATCGTCACCTCAGATGCCAACGGCAGAATCGAATCTGCTGCCGTTGCCGGCAAGGTGGATTACGAGACCGGCGTTGTGTCGCTGGCCTTTGGTAAGTGGGAGACGGCTGCGGGCAACGAGACCAAGCCCTGGTATGACGCATCAAAAATCATCGGCGGGCATATCTTTGTGGCGTCCGCCGTCATGGCCGACTCCATTCGCTATGCGGCGGTGGCCTACAGCTACCTGCCGCTGGACGCCAATATCCTCGGCATTGACCCGGTACGCCTGCCCAGTGACGGGCGGGTGCCGATCTTTCGCCCAGGCGGTTTTGCGGTGGTGGGCAACACCCAATCGATCACGGCCACTGTCGCCAACGGTCAAACCATCAACTGCGCACGCGTGCGTTTGAGCCGGGTTCGGGTGTTGGGGTTCGACGGCAATGTCATTAACGCAGGCTACTCAGTTGACCTTGAAGCCGGGACAGTGACCTTCACAGCCGTTGCAGGCTACAGCCAGCCTGTGAAAATCGAGCACCGGGTGGAAGACATGGCGGTGGTCAGTGATGTGCAAATCAGCGGCGAGTTGACCTTTACCCGGCCACTGACGCATGACTATCCGATCACCAGTCCACCCAGCAGCTTTGTCTCAAGCGCACTGATTGCAGGCGACCTTAAAGCCCGGGTGTCGGTGCTGTTCGATCAATCAACCTGGAACGGTACCACCTGGCAGGACGGCATCAGTGGCACTGCGGCCACGGGCACATTCAATGACGTACTGGCACCGATTGTGGTGACCAACAAGGGCGCTGTGTCAGAACGCTGGGCACTGGTTTTTACCAACACCACCAGTTTCAACGTCATTGGAGAGCACGTCGGTGTGATCGCCATTGGCAGCACCAATTCTGATCTGAGCCCCAACAACCCTGCAACCAACACACCGTATTTCAAAGTTCCAGCACTCGGCTGGGGAATTGGCTGGGCGGCGGGAAACATGCTGCGCTTTAACACCGTCGGTGCGATGACGCCAGTTTGGGTGGTGCGAACCATCCAGCAGGGGCCCAACACCGGGATCCAGCATTCCTTCACCTTGCTGTCCCGTGGTGATGTGGATCGTCCCTGATCCCCACTTGGCCAGAAATCACTGATTCTCAAAGGAAACGATATGACACTGCCCGTCAAATATTACTCAAGCACCATGCAAGGTGCCCCTCAACTGACCAACGACTGGGGTTGTATGACCGCGCTGCTCGATGCGTTACTGATCACTGGATTCAACCTCAAAACCATCGCCAATCTGACCAGTGCCGCTGGTGTGGCCACGGCAAGCATTCCCGCAGGGCACTTGTACTGGGTGGGTCAGGTTTTGAGCATCGCTGGCGCAGACCAAAACGAATACAACGGCGAGGTGCGTGTCGTCGCGGTGACGACCAGCACTTTCACTTATGCCATCACCGGCACACCGGTCAGTCCTGCCACTGGCGCGAGCATCACCTCCAAGGTGGCACCTCTGGGCTGGGAGATCGCTTTTACGGCCACCAACAAACGTGCCTACCGCAGCAAAAATGTCCTGTCCAATCGCCCCTATCTGCGGGTGGACGACGGTTGTGATCCAGCCTACACCACAACTTATGCCAAAAAGGCCAAAGTGACCATGGCGCAAGGCATGAGTGACATTGACACTTTCGTCGGTGCCCGGGCTCCGTTTGACAGTGCCTACCCCACACGAAATGAGGTCGCCACCGGGTCGGGTGCCGGTGTGTATGACGGTTGGTACAAGTGGTACTACGCCCGTGCAGGTGGTAATGGACATGATCAATATGGTCCCGTCGCTTACATCCGTCCTTGGACGCTGGTTGGAGATGATCGCGGTTTCTATTTATTTAATGAGGGCATGGATTCGGGAGGCTTGGGCGGCAAGTGCTTCACCGACTTCGAGAGTTATCGCAGTGCAGATGGCTTCAACACCTTGTTGTGTGGGCAGGATACGTACTTGCCTGCCAACATGCATGCCAGTTCTATGGATAGCGAAGGATATCAATCCTCCGACTGGCGCTCACGCTTTCCAAGAACGCTGGACGGCACGGGCAAGGTGCTGATGCGCAGTTATCTGCAAATCGGCAACAACGTCAATCCCTCGTTTACCAGCCTGAACACCAACAATGGCCAGACCACTTCGGGCTACAGCACGGGCATCAGTTGGCCCAACGGCCCTGACTACAGCATGATCCTGCATCCGACCTTGCTGCGCGAAAGCTCTCACTTGCGCGGCAGGATGCCCGGCATGTTCTGGGTGCATAACGACAGCCCCAGCTTCAACCACCTCGACACCATCTCCGGTGTGGCGGGCTACCCAGGGCGCACCTTTTTACTGCTCAAGGTAGCCCATGGGGTCAGTGGCGGGAACTACACCGCCACACTGGCCTATGACATCACCGGGCCATGGTGGTAGGCCATGAGCTGGTGGACAAGTGCTCCGGGGTTGACCCCGATCATTGCTTATGACTCCTCTCATTTCCAATCGACCTCGGTTTTGACCGATTTGACGGGCGCTGGCAACCATGCGGACATGGCAGGTCAGTCGGCCAGTTTGGTGGTGGTGGGGACCAACCCCGTTCAATCCATCACCTGCGTCAAAGGGACCGGTGCTGGATGGACTTATCAAAGGGTGACTCGGCCAACCGCTGGCGTGTTGATGGCGCTGGTGAGCCACGTCAATCCACGGGTGATGCTGTTCTCCGATTACGGTATGGTTGGCAACTACCATGCGCTGCTGATTGAGACGGATGTCACAACACTCAGCCCGCATGGGCAGATTCGCTGCGAAGGCACAGCGAACTCTGTCGGACTGTCCACAGGGGTCGCTGTCAAATTTGTCGCCATCGTTTTTGATGCTAACGGTTACCAGTATTACTGCAACGGATCTTGGGTGGGAGCGAAGTTCTCCACCCCGCTGACCTTGCTTTCGAGTGTTGGCTCCAATTGGCCCTCAAGTTGGGGACTGAACGCATCCCTGTCTGCCCTGGGCATGTTTGATGGGATTGCGAGCCTGACCTATCTGCAAGACCTGGAGGCTCAGGTTCGCCTTGCTGTGGTGGGGCCACCGGTGGTTTTCCATGGATTTGGCACTGACCTGAGCCGGGTGAACACCATTCCAACGGTGAATCTGGCGACACAAGGTTTGGGTGACAACACTGGGCGCATCAATACTGCGCCAATGCAGGCGCTCGACGGCCTGGGTGTTCGAAACATTGCGATTGTGCCGATTTTGGGTAAGCACGATATTTACTTTGGTGGTGTGGGTCAGGTGGCGGGCACCGTCAAAAACACACCAGCCACCCCGGTGCGGCGACGCGTTTTACTGATCGAGGACAGCACTCGCGCCGTTATCCGCGAGACATGGAGCGAAGCGGCCACTGGCGTCTATGCGTTCGAGCGGATCGCCATGAACACCACCTACACCGTGGTGGGCTATGACCACACGCAAGCCTTTCGGGCGGTGGTGGCTGATCGCGTGGTGCCCGAGTTGATGCAGGAGCATTCACGATGACACTGGCCATTTCTCCTGCTCACAAGCTGGCACGGCTGATTGGGACACTTCTGTTTGCGGATGCAGGCGCGCAAAACAGCCGCATTCGACTGTACGCAACGACCCAGCCCCCAACGGGCGGCGACCCCGGTGGTGGACTGCTTGTGGAAATCCTGCTTGCAAAACCCTGCGGTGAGATCAATGCCAGCGTGCTGACTCTCAAACAGTCGGAGCCCTCGGGTGACCTGATCCTGGAGACTGGAACTGCGCTTTGGGCACGCTGGATCAATGGGCGTGACGAAGTGGTGGCCGATGGCGCGGTGTCGGATGCTGCTGGGTCTGGTGACTTCAAGCTCTCGGGCACCAGCGGCACGGTGCTTTACGCAGGTGCGCGTGCGCTGTTGGGGCAATGCACGTTGACTTGATTGACTTTGATTTGTGAGGCTTACGCCGTGCCAGAAAACTTGGTCTTTACTGGTTCACCACTGATTGAACAGCCGCTGGTTCTCGTGTTTGGTGAAGGTGTCACTGGTCTGAGCGCCAAAATCACCGATCTGGTGTTTGCACAGCCGCCCAGGACGAATCCGACCCGTTTGGTGTTAGGCGACAGCGACACGAGCACACATCCGGACTCGTTGCTCGAAGTCTCTGGGGCGCTGCCAGAACTGCGCGCTCATTTGCACCTGGTCATTGGTGTGCCGATGGCCTTGCAAGCGGCATTGCCCGATCTGGTCGGCACGGTCGATTTGAAATACCAGAGCCAGACGCAGCGACCGACGGTGGCGCATGTGCAGTCATGGTCGCAGGTATCGATAGTTACCGAGTCCGGCTTGACCCAGCCACAGCAGCACGCGCAAGCGACCAATGCCGGTGCGCAAGATCAAGCCCAAAACGCTGTCAACATTGGCCAGGGTGTGAGCCCGAGTTATGTTGAAGCGATTCGTTTCAGCCGAGAAGTTGGATCAATGTTCCAGGATGGATGCGCTGCGCGGTCGCGCCTGCACGCCAATTGGTCGGACGGGTTGGCTGATCGGCGAGTCAACGGCACCAGTCCCTTCCAGGAAGGCCAGCGCGCGCCAGCGGTTCGCATCAACGGCCGCTTTCAGGACGGGTTGCATGACAGGCGCGCATGGCTCAAAAACTCTTGGACTGGCGCGATTCCTCGCAGCAAGGGATACACGGGCCATGCGGGTGCCGCCAGACCGCTAAAGATGCCTTTGCCATCGGCCTTTCAGGAGGCATGGGTGCCACGACCCGGTGTGCATTTGATGCCGGCGATCCCACCCGTCATCCCGACGTACTGGGGCACAGCTTTGCTGTTTGCCTGCCCACCACTTTCAATGCCCATGCTGGTGTTTGGGGCTCGCCAATGTGGTTCTCCAGAAATTACGCCGGTTGGCGTTGTGACCGTTGCGGTCAGAAAGGTGTACGTTGTGATCAATGATGTCAGTCTTCGCCGAGCATCCAACGGGGTGGAAGTGCCACTGCATAGTTTGTCCCTGTCGCTTGATGCGTCCTCCTGGGCCTGGGGCTTCGATGCCGTGCTGCCGCACAGCGCGCAAAGTCTGATCGAGCCCGAGGGGACAAGCGTGGTGGAACTGCTGGTCAGCGTGAACGGCACCACTTTTGCTGTCCTTGCTGAAAACATCAGCCGGGAGCGCAGTTTTGGGCAAACCAGCATTCGCTTGACTGGGCGTGGCAAGAATGCTGTTCTGGCAGCACCCTATGCGCCGGTGATGACATTCACCAACGCTCAGGCGCGCACAGCACGCCAATTGATGGACGATGTGTTGACCATCAATGGCGTTACGAACGGACCCAGTTTAGGCTGGAGCGTGGACTGGGGTTTGACCGACTGGAACGTGCCAGCCAAGGTGTTTTCGCACCAGGGGACTTGGATCGAGGCCTTGAGAGCCATCGCTGGAGCCGCCGGTGGTTATCTGCTGCCGCACCCCAGAGATCAAACGATTCGCGTGCGCCACCGTTATCCAGTCGCACCTTGGGATTGGGCCACTGAGACCCCCAACTTTGTGCTGCCAGTCGATGCAATTGAAAAAGAGTCCCTGCGCTGGTTGGAAAAACCAGTCTACAACCGGGTGTTTGCCTCTGGTGTGGATGCTGGAGTGCTGGCCCAAGTTACCCGGTCTGGTACCGCTGGAGATCTGCTGGCACCGATGGTGGTGGATGCTCTGATCACTGAGGCTGCAGTTGCTCGCCAGCGTGGCTTGGCTGTTCTGAGTGACACCGGTAGGCAGATCGAAGTCAGTTTGAATTTGCCGGTGCTGGCTGATACCGGAATCATTGAACCCGGTTCCTTCGTCCAGTACCGCGACAGCGGTGTTGACCGCATTGGCCTGGTGCGATCCACCCAAGTCCAGGCCGGGTTTCCAGAGGTTTGGCAGACCTTGGGAGTGCAGACCTATGCATAACGTCTACGAGCAATTCAAGCAGTTGCTCTCCACACCGCAGCTACAGGTCGGCACCGTGTCAGAGCATGGCACTGGCGTTGTCACCGTTGAGTTGCCCGGTGGCGGCACCGTCAAGGCTAGAGGCAGCGCCAATTTGGGTGCGCGGGTATTTGTGCGCGATGGCGTTTTGGAGGCCGTTGCACCCAATCTGAGTCTGGAAATTATCGAAATCTAAATCCGACTGAAAAGCAATTTTTAACCTGAAACCCGCCTTGGTGTGCATCACGCGCATCTGGCGGGTTTCGCATTTTTGGAGCATGACAAATGGAAGCGAATCAAACTGAGCGACGCAAGATGGTGACCATGCCGCACGACGACTTTGAGCAGATGCTTGAGCGTGCGGCTGAGAGGGGTGCGCGTCACGCCCTGCATGAGGTGGGACTTGATGGTGAGGACGCGGCCCACGACATCCGTGAACTGCGAAATCTGCTTGATGCATTCAATGAGGCCAAGAAGACTGCTGGTCTCACGATAGTCAAGATGCTGGTGACCGGACTGGTTCTGGCGTTGTTGGCGGGCACCCTGATCAAACTCAAGCTGTTCGGAGGTGCCCAATGATCGAAACGTTACTGGGTGGGCTATTGGGTGGGGCGTTTCGGCTGGCTCCAGAATTTCTGAAATGGCTGGATCGCAAGGGCGAACGTGGCCATGAACTGGCAATGCAGGACAAGGCCATTGAATTTGAGAAGATTCGAGGGGCTCAGCGCATGTCTGAGATTGGTGCCAGTGCTGATGCTGCCTGGAATACAGGTGCGATTGATGCCTTCAAGCAGGCCATAGCGGCGCAGAGTATGCCAACGGGTGTGCCATGGGCAGATGCTCTATCCAGCAGTGTTCGGCCAATCATTACCTACTGGCTGATGGCCTTGTACTGCGCGGCAAAGACGGTGGCGTTTGTGGCGGCGCTTAACGCTGGAGCCGGGTGGGGCGCTGCAGTGCTGGCCGCCTGGACTGAGGCAGATCAGGCACTGTGGGCGGGGGTGCTGAATTTTTGGTTTCTTAGTCGCGTGTTTGATCGGGTGCGGTCGTGACAGTCCCGCGAGCTGCAATCGATCTGGCCAAGCGGTTTGAAGGGTTCGAACGCAGGGTGAAACGCGGAGCGATGGTAACTGCAGTCCCGTATGTTTGCCCAGCTGGCTTCTGGACGATTGGGTACGGTCATTTGTGCAAATCAGATCACCCGCCGATCTCGCTGGTCGAGGCCGAAGTCTATTTGGAGCAGGACATGGTCAAAGCGTTAAACGCTACGCTGCGGTACTGCCCAGTGCTGGCGACCGAAACTAAGGGGCGGCTGGCTGCGATTGTGGACTTCACTTTTAACCTTGGCGCAGGTCGTTTGCAGGCATCGACTCTACGGCGAAGGATCAATCAACGGGATTGGAATGCAGCATCAGCAGAACTCAGGCGTTGGGTGTACGGCGGCGGCAGGGTGCTGCCAGGATTAGTCGCTAGGCGGTTAGCAGAATCGGCTCTGCTTAGCTGAGTTTCTGGGTGTTAACGATTTACTCGTGACACAAGCAACGTCCATGCAACCCAAAGCATCAGAAAGGCTCCCACGCCTACAACGAGCAGTTTGAACAGCAAGACGATCGCGCTCAAGCAGATGGCCACCAGAATGAATACGTACAAAAATTTTAAAGCGCTAGCTCCCTTTTTTGGGGGGGGTGAATAGGAATCGATGGTTTTCTCCTTGGATTTAGGTTTGACGCGAGTGCTTAACTTGTCGCGTGTTTTGTGGATTTGTCGGCCTGCATGCACGTTGGGTCTTGATGAGGAATCGTTCACGATCGGCGGATCTTTGCGATGAATTCATTAATGGCGATGAATGCGCTTTGTTCGGTGACCTACGGTTACCACTGTGCCGTCATTTGAGAGTACGGCGTATGTGTCAAGCCTGTCCGCCACTTTTTTGTACGCTTCGTCGCCTAAAGCACTGCGCACCTTGATTCGGGATTGGCTATCAAAGTAGACAATTTCAGCTCCATGATGGTCATGCGCCTTCCGTCCGTACTCCAAAAGGCAGTCGAGGACGTGAGCAGAGATTCCGCGTTGTTGAAGGCGTACTGTTGCGTGGGTGGTCATGTGAGTCATGGTTGTAATCCTTTTGTGTTTGTCAACTACGTTAAGCACAGTTCATGCCAAGTTGTTGAATATTTAAAAACCTTTTAAATACAATAGGTTAAGAAACTTTTATACGGATTTGAGGAATTTAGAAATCATGAAAGACAATAAAGATTGTGCATACAACAAATTATTTGTGAAATAATGACTGCTGTCTTTGCCTGCGTAACTGCAATCGCTTTGAAATCGACATCGACTGATGTGCGGGTCATTTCCTGACCTTTTTCTAGGGTCCTGTACTTATCGAAGGGGAAGGCAGGTCGCACATTCACTGTTGCAATTGCAGCTTCAGTCGGGACTTCCATGTGGGGCCGTACTGCAAGCCCGATCTCAAGAAAGATAGCTTTTCATGAAAATTTTGCTGGCTTGGATAGGGAACTCAGATATGAGGGCAGTCAAACCGGAGAAGCCGGGCGACAAGAGTCCCATCCTTGAGGCAATGAAGGTGTTTACCTACGATGCAGTGCATCTGATTTCTACTTTTTCAAAATCTGAAACTGATGAATACATCCAGTGGGCCAAGCGGAACACTGAGATTGATATATCTGTGCATGCTGCCCGCCTCACCAGCCCAACAAACCATGAAGAGATATACCGCGCAGCAACACAGGTCATTAAATCTGTTCAGAAGGAATCGCCTGATGCTGCGTTGACTTTTCATCTTAGCCCCGGCACACCTGCCATGGCTGCAATCTGGCTGTTGCTTGCCAAGACCCATTACCCAGCGAAACTAATCGAGTCATCCAGAGAGCAAGGGGTCAATGAAGTCAATTTTCCATTTGAGCTTTCTGCGGAGTTCATGCCTGCAACTTCTAGATCAGTTGGTGATTCGCTTACTCGCTTGATGCAAGGCTTGCCACCCGAGTCTCCAGCCTTCAGCGATATTGTTCACCAATGTGCAGCCATGAAGCGCACCATCGCGATGGCACACCGACTGGCATTGACGAACGTGTCGGTGCTGATTCAAGGAGAGTCAGGAACGGGTAAAGAACTTTTTGCAAGGGCTATTCATCGCGCGAGTACACGCAGTGCTAACAAATTTGTAGCAGTCAACTGTGGGGCAATACCAGAATCACTCGTGGATTCAGAACTGTTTGGTCATCAAAAGGGGGCTTTTACGGGTGCGGCAAGCGACCGAAAAGGCTACTTTGAAGCGGCAGATGGTGGAACCCTCTTTTTGGATGAAATCGGCGAACTGCCTCTGGCCTCGCAAGTCCGCCTGTTGCGTGTGCTTCAGGAGAGTGAAGTCACGCGGGTTGGGGCTACAACTCCCATCAAAATTAACGTGCGCATCATTGCGGCGACGCATCGAGCATTACCCGAGAGAATCCAATCAGGGTTATTTCGCGAAGATCTTTATTACCGTATTGCTGTTGGCGTACTGATGTTGCCACCCCTGCGCGAACGCGAAGGCGATCTGACATTGTTGATTGAGTCAAGCCTCAAGACAATCAATTCGGAAACCATCACCCATGAAAACAAAGAATACAAAAAAATTTCTGTAGGTGCAAAAAATATTCTTCTAAACCACTCCTGGCCAGGAAATGTTCGTGAACTTCACAACACATTGGTACGTGCATGCATCTGGATGACTGGGGACACAATTTCAGCCGAAGATGTTCGGGAAGCGCTCACAGTTTCTGCTGTAAAAAAAGGTGACTCGGTACTTGATCTCCCTATGAAACAACCGATTAATTTGGAGGAAATCATGAGCAAGGTTGCCCGCCACTATCTTACTCGCGCTATGGCTCAAACCCATGCGAACAAGACGGAAGCAGCCACGTTGCTCGGGCTTGGAAGCTATCAAACATTGTCAAATTGGCTGAAGAGGTACGAGATTAAATAGTTGGCACGTCCTTTGCTTATAGAGATGTATCCGTAAGAAAATTTGCGGTCACAACAGTTTTATCGATCTATCAGCAAGAGGAAAAACAATGCGCAATATCCATCACGAAATTCAAAAATTGCTTGCACCATACCTACACGCTGGCATTCTTGTACTAGAGGATGGCTCCCGCCATGCCAAGATCCGGAACACGCGTTCGCAGGATTTTCTTGCGCTCGCTGGTACACCAAGTGACCACCGCGCGGTGCGCAATTTTCGGTCAGACCTTCGCCGCCTTATAGAGAATGGAGAAGGCTTCATCTTTCGAAAAACCGGGCATCTACCCCAGATGCACTTTGCATGA